TGATAATAAAGATATCGTTAGGAACCCTTTAATCTCACAGATTTTAGAGAAATACGACTAAATATAACAAACTTTACTTTAACCATAATAAATCTATATTTTAATGATGAAACAAGTGTATATTAACATTACAGGTGTATTACGAGACACATTCGCAAAAGCAGCGTCTGAATATCGTAAGTATTATATCGAATCAGATTCTGAAGACGAGGAGAGTTTTGAGTATGATATGGTTTTACCTGTTAACACAAATGACATCTCAAACCATTTTAAATTTCAAGATGAAGATGAATTAAAGTATTTCTTCTTTATTGAGTTTGCTATGGAAATATTTGGTCATTCTGCCCCAACATATATGGGGGCTTTTAAAGACCTAACAGACCTTTTGAAAGAAAAGAAAGATTGGGAAATCACAATAGTCTCTGATGAATTAGGTAAGGGTAAAGCGGCGTCTCTATTCTTTATGTCTAAAAATAGTAGTTATGTCGATAACTATAAGTTTTATAAAAAAGACACTATTGATTCAATGTGGGAAAATTGTGACATATGGATTACAACAGACTGTGAGGTTTTAGAACAAAAACCAAACGATAAAATATCAATAAAGGTTGAAACTGAATATAATAAAGATTATGAATCTAACCATTCAGTAGAAACATTAACGAATGTAAAAGAAATAGAGTTATAATGCCGAACGAAGACAAATCATATTTAATCCCATATACCTTAGATGTTGAGGGGTTATCGTATATTTTAGATTTAGATGCTTATCACGAAGCCGTTAAAATGCCACCAAGAAAAGTGGTTAAAGTGGTAGAAGATGATAAAGGTGTCGAAAGTGAAATAGAAGAAATGGAAGATGGGGGATTAAACGTCTCCAAATATGAACTTTTAAAATATGTTTTAGAAGTTGTTATGGACGAAAAAGGTGGGGAAGATATTGACTCCGCAATGGGAATATCATATGGATTTAAAAAAATGCCGTTCTCATTTAAATTAAGTTTCAATACATTACTAAACTATGGTATAATTAAACCATTAAATTAAAAACAAAAAAAAATGTCAAAAAAACAAGAAATTTTCGAAGCAATAGAAAGTCACTACAATGACTTCGTAGAAAACCACAATGGAACTACTAAAGCGTCTCAAACAAGAGCACGTAAATCAATCGGTGAGATTAAGAAATTAGTAACTGATTATCGTAAATCTTCTGTAGAGGAACAAGGATAAGATTTACAAATAAATTATTAAACCATTAAATAAAGAGCATGGATAAAGTAAAAGTAATTAACGAGGCTATCGAACGTCTCGACAAATTAGAGTCGAACGTTTATGTGTTCGTACAAGATGCTAAAGGTAATGCTAAAGCATCAATCAAACATTCTTACGATTTAGTAAGAGTATTAAATGAGAATGAGTTCAACGCTCATATCTTAGTTGAAAATAAAGACTATGAAGGGGTTTCTTCTTGGTTACCATTAGAGTATGATGAAACACCTGTTGTTTCAATAGAAGAGGGTAGTCTTCAAGTTAGACCTGATGACTTAGTTATCATACCTGAGTTATTTGCTCACGTAATGGAACAAATTGCGGATATGCCATGTAATAAAGTAGTTCTATGTCAGTCATACGATTATTTATTTGAAACATTAAAACCAGGTGCTACTTGGAATTCCTTTGGGTTTAATAAGGTTATAACTACAAGTTTAGACCAAAAACAATATCTTAATGACTTATTTAAGAAACTGAATATAGACGTTATTACACCGTTTATTTCTGAATTGTTTACAAAGTCAGATAAACCACAAAAACCAATTATTTCTATACACACACGTGACCAAAGAGATACTATGAAATTAATCAAATCTTTCTATGTGAAGTACCCACAATTTAAATGGGTAACATTTAGAGATATGAGAGGATTAACTCAAGAAGAATTCGCGACAACATTAAGAGAGTCGTGTTTATCTGTTTGGGTTGATGACGTTTCAGGTTATGGAACATTCCCATTAGAGTCTATGAAATCAGGAGTACCTGTTATTGGTAAAATACCAACACTTAAACCTGATTGGATGACAGAGGATAATGGTATTTGGACTATAGATTCAAATCAAATTGTGGATTTAGTTGCGTCTGTATTTAAGGGATGGTTAGAAGATAGAATACCATCAGACTTATACGATGAGATGGATTCAACGGTAAGTAAATTAACTTATGAAACATTCACAAAAGAAACGTTAAGTGTTTTTACAAACATAACAAAAAAGAGAAAAGAACAATTAGAGTTCACAGTCGATAAATTTAAAGAATTAGAAGAAAATGATTAATTTAATTTTACCTATACATACAATCAATAAAGAACTCAGGTCGAGATTTGAGACATTTATGGAATCGGTATCTAAACAAACAGTTAAGGATTTTACATTAACTATTGTTTATAAACCAACAAAAGAGTTAACCAAATATTTGAATGAATATAACTTAGAATCTTATGTGTCCTTATTGGAGAACACTGGAGAAACTGATTTTTGTTCACAAATTAATTTTGGAGCACAGAACACTAAATCAGAATACATCGCAATTACTGAGGTGGATGATGAGATTACCCCAACATACATACAAAACGCTATACAACACATTAACGCGTATCCTGATGTATCAACCTTTCTACCTATCGTCATAGACACTAATTCACAGGGTGAGTTCTTGTCATTTACAAATGAATCTGTTTGGGCTATGAACCTAACAGAAACTATAGGATACTTAGATAACGAATCGTTATCGTCTTACGAGAACTATCAAACCAGTGGTATGATTATTAAAACGTCTGTCTATAACGAAGTTGGTGGTCTTAAGAGTAATGTTAAATTATCTTTTGGTTACGAATTTTTACTTCGTTTAACGCATATGTCTAATGAAGTATTCGTTATACCTAAGTTAACGTATAGACACACTAACTTTAGAAAAGGTTCTCTATTTTGGGATTACAAAGAAGGAGAAAATAAGTTAAGTTCTGACGAGGCAATGTTTTGGTTAGAGACGGCAAAGAAAGAGCAATTTTTCACAGAAGACCGAGCGATAACATACCAAGACTAAAACTTATTATGCCTAGACCTAGAAAAAACAAACAATACTTTGGTCCTGAGGAGGAAGCTGCGGTAGTAAAATATTTAGAAGCAGAAACCTATGAGGAAAGAAATCTGATTTACAATCAGAGTCTTAGAAAACCATTAAGTAAAATGGTCGAAAGCATAATTCGTAGATATAAATTATATCGTAGAGACTTCGATTACGAATCTTTACATACTGACGTATCATCATTTTTAATCACTAAAGCGGATAAGTTTGACCCATCTAAAGGGTCTAAGGCTTATTCGTATTTTGGTACGATTTGTAAAAACTATTTAATGGGTGCGATATTAAAGGACCAAAAAGAATTAAATAGAAAGATATCTTATGAAGACATATCATCCTCAGTTGAGAGTAGACCTGATATGACATACTTCTTACATAACGACTCTTTAGATTATGAGGACGTTGTTAAACGTTTAGTTAAGGAATTAGAAGATTTTATGGAAATCACTAACCTTAATAAAAATGAAGAAAAGTTAGGATACGCGTTAATAGAAGTGTTCACTAATTACGAAGTTATATTTCAAGGAGGGGAAGGAAATAAATTCAATAAGAACCTAATATTATTGTCATTGAGAGACATGACATCTATGACCACAAAAGAAATTAGAACGTCAATGAAAAAGTATAAAAAAATATACTCTGAGATGATGTTACAGGTAATTCAGGAATAAACTATTTATTTAGTATGGGAAGAACAACTAAAAAAGAAATTAATTTTTCACAAAAAAGTTTAATGGCACTTCTACAGGAGATATATAACGAAACTGTAGAGCAGAGAAATACCGCAATTAGAATACAAAATAAGATGTTAGGGTTCATGAAAGGACCTGAAGACTTAACCTTATTGGGTCCTATCATAAAAGAACAACAAAAGATATTAGATAGTGTTTTAGAGAAAAAACTATCATTGGCAAAACTACAACAGGTTATCATACAAAAATCATCAGAAGGTCGAGAAGACATTGGTGGTTCTTTAAGTGATGACGATAAAGAAATGTTAAAGGATTTGGTTAATGGTTTAGGTAATGATACACCATCTGACGATAATTTTAATATGTAATGGGATTAAAGACGGAACAAAACAAATTAGATAAAGGTATTGACTCAATAAAGTTGGTACTACAGTCAATGTCGGACATGAAGAAAATTGACCTTCAGTCTGTTGGTTCCGCATATTTAGACACAAATAAGTTAAAGAAAAAATTATTAGGTGATGGTAGTGGTAAATCAGTCAATACTGATTTTATCGGTAAATTAGTTAATACGTTACTTCAAAGTTCCGGTGGTGGCCCTGACAAAGTCAAAACATTCGTTAAAAAAATCATTAAGAAAGTTTCTACCGATTCACCAAAAATAACTAAGATAGTTATCGAAGAATTGTTTAGAGCAATTAATTGTGAAACTGATTTTTCATTGACGGGTATTGAGATAAACCTATCTCCTGAAGAAATAGACTTCTTTGATTTATTAAAAGTTTCTCCTGAAGGAATGCCAGGTAGAGTAATGTACGAAAAAGGTGATATAGATAACGAATTATATCCTTTACCACTTAATAAAATGTTATACGACGTTACGATAAGTAATGACCTAAATTCCCCTAAAACATTTACCTCGGCAAACGGTAAAGAAATGTTTGACCTTAGTTTTGACGACTTCACTCAAGAATATAATTTAAAATTTAAGGACATTAACGTAACCGATTTTGTCTCTCACTATTACTCATCTTTTGAACTATTCAACACAAAAGACTTAATGTCTGACTTAATGGACCAACTATTTGGTGTGGTTTCAATTGATGTCTCCACCAAAAGGGTAAAGTCATTCGCAGAATTAAACAAGATGATGCAAATTTTGGCTAGTTTGTGTAGTGACTTTTACGAGCAGGATGCGTTAATACAAGAAAGTTTAATTGATGGTTTGTCAACACAAGACGAAGATTTGTCTTATGCGTTTGACGATGAAGATACAAGACAAATTGAAGAGGAGTTTAATTATAAAATTAATAAAATATATAAATTAGTTGATTGTGGGAATTTTGAGGGTGAGATGAATACTGATTTATTAATCGATTCTTTACTCGATTTAGATTCAGATAATATTTCTGAGTCTGAGGTATTAGAAGGGTTATTACAAAATATCGGTAGTGGATTTGTAGAACAATCAGGATTTGATGTTCCTACAATAAATCTTAACCTTAATTTAGACATATTCAAACAATTACCAACAACTATAATGGGTAAAGTGCTGGGACCAAAAACGGTTCTACCATTTATAATATTAACTAAAGCGATTGATGAGGCTAAAGGTAAGTCGAAGGACGTAAAGGAATTTGCTGAAAATAACAAACGTTTTATGACTCGAGTTGGTAAAAGGGTGTTTGATATGTATAAAAAAGAACTGATGGATGAAATTAAAAAAGAGTTAACTCAAATAGTTTCTATGGTTCTTAAAGAAATTGCTAAACAACAATTAAGAGGGAGATATGCTATTATACTCGCCCTATTATCTATGTTACACAAATTTATAACCACAACAGACTTTAGTACGTGTATAGGTATCATTCAAGGACTATTATCTTTACTTAACCTTAAATCAGGTATACCTTTAGGGGTACCGTTTCCACTTCTTTATGGTGCATACGCAAGGGAAGGGGCAAACTCAACAAGAGCTTACAACAATGCGATTCAATTCATGGAAAAACAAGGTGTGAGTCTTGGTAGTTTACCGGACGGTTCACCAAATAAACATATACTATTAGTAGATTCTATTATGAAAGGAGCAATGAAAGAACTAGGTGAGAATGGGGTTAATCAATTTGTGTCATTACCGGCAACTGGAGCTCATCCATTAGGTCCTGTAGTAACACCATTTGTAACGGGTAAGTCAGTACCACTAACATCATATTAAATGGATATAAAGATAATTTTAGAAATAGCAGAAAACGCATCGAAAAGGTCTAATAAAGATTTAATCGAAGCGGCAACTATTTTATCAAAGGAATTTGAAGACACTAAGACATTAATGATTCAATTATCACACCATTTAGATAATGTGGAAAACAGTTATTATCAAATCTCCGAAGAAGTTAAAAAAAGAAAAGGTATAACAGATGTCTAAACTCATTTTTAAGGGGGTTGTAAAAGACAATAAAGACCCGAAATCGTTAGGTAGAATTAGAATCGACCCTGTTGAGTGGATTGTTTCTGATGAGGTTTATGTTACAGAGTATTCAGGAAAGTATTCAGAACAAAAAGACAGGTGGAACGCAGTATCTGACCCGTTTATGTTTGTACCATTATTACCTAACCATATCAATATGGTTCCTAAGGTGGGTGAATCCGTTAATATATTATATACCGATACCGACTCTAAATTTATAGATGGTTTCTATATACCAATGTCTATAGTCGACCAAGGATATCCAAACCCTTCAAGTGCGGAGCATATGATGTCACAATCAAAAGAGGGGTTAAAGTATAAGAAAGCAAAAGACATTTATAAATCAACAGGAGAGTTTGTTAAAAAAACTTATGACGGAGCAATTCCTAAAACTGAAGATTTTGCAATATCGAGTAGATTAAACTCAGATATTCTTTGGACTCAAAAAGCAATAGTAATTAGGGCCGGAAAAATTAAAGACGATGAGGTTGTCTCAAAAAGAGAACCCATTAGAGACTCTAACCCCGCAATGATTCAAGTATCTAAATTTGATACAACGACGACAATAAGTGAAGGTAAAGAAATCACCTCTAAAGTGAATCAATTTGTACATACTGAAGTATTAATTGAATACCTTATAGATGACCTTAATTGTGATGGGAATTGTACTTCGACACTTTATGTATATAAATTGGCAAAACAAAAAGAAATAACAGAAACGTTATACTTTAATCAAACAACTGAAATTGAAAACGATAAAAAAGAATTGTTATTTTCTACTATCGTTAATGGTGATGATTTAGAAGATTTATCTTTTAATCTCAGACATGAAATTAAACAGATAATAAATCGTGGATTGACAGGGTTAAGTTCTTTAGAGAACTACATCAAACACCCATCAAATGTTGACCCACAAAAAATGACATCAATATTTCCATTATATTTCAGAAATGTTCCGACACAATATGACGTTGAGAAAACCAACGATGTTTTTAATGATAAGATATTAAAAAATATACATATTAAAACTAGGAAAGGGTTTGGTCTTTTATTCAGTAATGAAGAAGATAATACACCTGAGAAGGAGATAAAAATAAAAGAGACTATCGTTAAAAACTCTGATAAACCCAGTAAAAACGTTGTGGTATTATCAGATAAGAATTACATACTCGCTTACGGTAATAATATTCCTACATCTAAAAAAGGGATTAACTTCTCTAAAGTGTCTAACTACGAAATTAGTCAGGATGAAATAATTAATAATATAGAACCTGAAACATATGCGTTAGTGAGGGGTGAACAATTACACGAACTTTTAGATATAATTTATCTCTACTTAACAACTCACGTACATAACCCTGCTGAACCGCCCGTTGTTTTTCCAAATATAAAATTAGACATAGAGGAAAAATTTCAGAACTTTAAACAGAATATCCTTTCTAATAAAATTAGAATTAACTAATTACTGGATATTTATAAATAAAACATTTGTAATGTCTATATTTAAATCTTATTTCAGTAAGAACAACACAATCATAAGTGATTCGTATACTAATACGGCAAAGAACCCTGTTAGTGAATTATTTTATGGTGGGTTTCACACTAGATTCCTATTACAAATTGATTTGTCAGAATTAATCCACAAAATTACTGATGGGTATATCAATACAAATTCAATTGAAAAACACATATTAAAACTAACTAACACTATTAACCCTACAGAAAATTCGTATTTTAATGAAATTACGAGTCTTAATTCTAAAAGGGCGACATCTTTCGATTTAATAGTGTTTAAAGTAAATCAAGAATGGGATGAGGGTGTTGGTTATGACTATATTAACACTTCTAACCAATTTCCATTACAAAGTACTCACTCTGACACTTCATCTAATTGGTTTAGTGCGACTAATCTTAATGATTGGACTCAGGAGGGTGTGAATGAAGGTGAAATCATTTCAACACAACATTTTGATAATGGTAATGAAAATATAGAATTAGATGTTACTGATTATATAAATGACATATTAAACGGTACTGAAACACATTACGGATTAGGGATATCTTTTGACCTTCCTTACGAAGCAATCAATACGTTACAGATATATCGTAGTGTCGCATTTTTTACTAAGTATACTCAAACATTCTTTGAACCTTACTTAGAAACTACATTTAATGACCACTTTATTGACCACAGAAATGACTTCTATACGGGAGTTGTTAGAAATTTAATATTATATGTAAATCAAGGTAACGAACCAACAAATTTAGATACTGAACCTACGGTAGATATAATGAACGGAGACGAAGTATTACTTTCAGATTTACAATCAGAACATGTTAGTAAAGGAATATATAAAGTATCATTTACCGTTGACCCACAGTCTTGCCCTACCCCACTTATTTTAAATGATGTATGGAAAGGGGTTTCAATAGACGGGTATAGTCTTTCTGAGATTAATCAAGAATTCACGTTAAGACCGTCTTCTGAACTATTTAAGATTGGAACTGATGAGTTAAATCCTATAGAGTATAGTTACTCTTTTACTGGTTTAAAAAGAGACGAGAAAATCGTTAGAGGAGATATTAGAAAGGTTTATGTGGATGTTAAAGTCCCATTTACATATGACGATAGAGTACAAATAGACAACTTAAAATATAGAATTTATGTTAAAGAAGGTAATACGTCTATAGATGTGATACCATTCACAGACGTAAATAGGGCATACAATTCAAATTATTTCTTATTAGATACTTCTATGTTAATCCCAAATAAGGAATACCATATGGATTTACAATTAGAAACAAACAGAGAAGTTAATACCTACAGAAAGGAAATTAGTTTTTATGTGATTAGTGAAAAATAATATTATGAAAAAAAAGATATACATCAAAGAATCAGGTTTACTTGATTTTATTACAGACACATTAGGTGATGCAATTCCACAATTAGCCGCTACGGTTGATGGACCTGATTTATTGGTTACGATTCCCGCATTGGCAAAAAACATTTTTGAACTAAAACGTAATAACAAAAAATTTGATGAGTACATATTGTCTAAACCTGAATTTGACGAAGAATCAATTAAAGAGTTATCAGAATATGAAGATACATTTAAAAGGGATTTAATTGATGTCGTACAAAGAGTTATTGAATCGTTACCTGGTTCAGGTATTGGTTCCATTACTTCTTTTAGTGTCGGGTTTTTAGAGGATTTAATATTAGAAAAGTTTATAGAAAAGATGATTGATTTCAAAACTAATCATCTATCTAATATGCCGTCTATCCCATTATTAAATGATACAATATCTGAAAGTCTTAATCATTTAGAAACTATTAATAAGTTACAGGAAGATTTTGAAGAATCGTCTAAAGAGTTATCTGAAGTCACAATATTAAATCCTGTTAAATCAACAAAGGTTACGGGTAAATTTAAAGAACTTAGAGGTGGTGGTACAAGAAAACACTGGGGAGTTGATTTGGCATTGCCGTCGGGTAGTAACATAATATCTCCTTTAGATGGTGTTATGATTAAGGACACTGGATATCATAATAATCATTGTGGTGGTACAATGAAGATTCAACATGGAGGTAAAATAACAACTCGTTATTGTCACGTTAAAAAGATAAACTTTTTAAAACTTGGTACTCCTGTCAAAAGAGGTCAGGTTATTGGTTTGTCAGGTGGGGGTAAAAATGACCCACATAGAGGTCGTTCTACAGGTGCTCACCTACATTTCGAAATGAAAAAGAATGGTAAGTTAGTGGACCCTATGAAATACATCAATAAAGATGAAGGTGTCGAATTTACCGAAGAAGATTGGGTAAATAGTGGTTTTGATAAAGACAATTTTTCAAGCCTTGTATGGTCAGATAATCAAACTACTGATGTTAAAGACGCAACTCCTGAAGAGTTAGCAAAATTTAGAAAAGTAATGAGTACCGTTTTTAAAGGTATTGCTAATGACTTAAAAGAAAGTTCTAATGAGTTACAGTTTCATTTAAGTAACAACCTTTTAATTACTGAAAACATATTTAGACATGGTAGTCCGAAATACTTTAATCTAATTAACGAATCTCGTGAACTTTATAATAAAGGAGTTGGTGAATGGTCTGAAGAAGAAATTGAATTATTAGAATCTGACTGTGGTAAGTTTTTCATATATGAGGGTGAGAGATTACCTTTTGATTTCCCTATGATAACTGAATCAGAATATCAAGGTAAAGACGTTGATTTAAACAAACCTAAATCGGGAGGTTCTAAGAAGTGGTATGTTTATGTTAAAAACCCTAAAACGGGTAAAGTTAAAAAGATAAGTTACGGTTCTCCTGATATGTCAGCCAAATGGAATGACCCAGTAGCACGTAAATCATTCGCCGCTAGACATAGATGTGCTGAGAAGAAAGACAAAACCAAAGCAGGTTATTGGGCTTGTAGAGCACACAAAGATTTCGGTAAGAACGTTTCAGGTAGATTCTGGTAATGGTATACGAACAGGAAAATATTAGTAAATATAAATTCAAAAGGACATTTACTGAAGATGTAGATTCTGAAGAACTCGTATGGCATAGAGATTTAAACACCCGTGAGGTTTTTATAGAACAAAGTAATGGATGGATGTTACAAATGGATGAAGAACTACCTAAGGTCTTATTAGAAGGACGAACATATAAAATCCCTAAGATGGTATATCACAGAATATTTAAAGGTACTGGTGACCTTAAAATAACCATATCAGAAAAACAATAATACAAAACGAGTTAATTCTCGTTTTTTTTTGTTCTTATACTTAATATAATCCATCTATATAGTTATTTCAAAAATCTTATCACGTTACATTTCTATTGTAAAGAAAATCCTTTTTTCTTAGCATAAAAAAAGGGTCCCCGAAGGAACCCTTAATTATAATTGTTATCTTTAGATTAAGATTATCTTAATTCAGAGATATCGAATGATTGTAGACCCGCTACTGAAATCACACCATAGAAACGGTTATTAACCATTTTCTTAGCGTATCTCGTCATAATACCCTTTATCGGAGTAAAGTTGAACGGGTTATACATTGTAGGTGTTAACTGTAATGGCACGTATGGTGCGTATACATAACCTGTGTCTAATAAAGATGTACCTTTATGTCCCATTAAGATTTTTCCTGCTGGGAAGTAAGGGTCTCTATACACTTGGTATCTACCTGCTAATGTTCCTACCTTTTCAATACCCATGTTGTATGAATCTTGTTCAGGTGATGCGTTAGATACGTGGAAGTATTCTAAATCATCAAATACTGCTGATACTTCAGAAGAAACAACAATCCAGTTAGCTCCACCTCTTAAGGTAGATTTGTGGATTTGTGCTGAAACTTGGTTAATCTTAGTGATTAACGTTTGGTTCCAATCTTTCTGTGTGTAACCTGCGTATGCAGAAGTGTTGTTACCGTATTTCCACTCATTGTAGTCCCACTTTAATTGCCATGCTGCACCTTTTCTTAAGTCTCTTAAGATTTCTCTATCGATTTCTGCTGCTACTTGCTCAGATAATAAAGCCGTTAATTCAGCTTCAGCATCGATGTTATGGAAAGCAGAAACGTCTTGTGCCAATTCTGGTGACCAAGATGCTCTTAATTTTCTTTCCGTTACAGATACAGTTACTGACTCTAAGTCAAAAGAAACCTCACCGATAGCATCTTCAAATTCTAAATCAGAGTATTGTCTCCACTCTACTTTGAAATCTGTAATAGCTACTGATTGTGCTGACCATCCTGCTGCTGCGTCATATGTTTCAACATCAGCTTCTAAATGTATGATACCATCAGCATCACATATTTGTTGGAATTGACCACCTGGTGTAGCTGCTGAATCCTTTGAAGTTAAACCTCCAACGATACCTTGACCATACTTCTGAGTTACTACTCTAAAGTCTACTTCTTTATCGTTTAATTTAACTGTTAATGAAGCTAAGAATTCTTCTGAATCTACTTCTTGACCGTTTGGTCCGTGTAATTTACCAGCACCTGCATCTTGGAAACCTTTAAAGTTTAATTTTACTTTAGATACTGCTGAAGATAAATCATCAGTTGACGTTAAATCTCCTACTGAACCTGCAATTGGTGGATTTGCATTAGGGTCTGCTACTACGATTGCCGTACCTGCTACAGAACCTTGAATGAATTCACCTTTTGAGTAATCAAACATTCCTGAGTCAGTCGAACCGTCTTCGTAGAATCTATCATATAAATTCTTTGAACCGTTTTCATATCCTGCCATTGATGAAGAGTTGTACTCATCAGTTCCTGGAAATCCGAATGGCTTATAGTGACTACCGTCATTTTTTCTGTCTTGTACCTTTGGTACGAAGAAGAATAATTTACCGATTGGTAAGTTCATAGCTTGTACCGATACGATATCGTTAGCTAATAATTTTGAGAATACTCTTCTTACGATTGGAAATACTACAGTTTCGAATGAACCTGCTGAATCCGTGTGAGCTGCCTCGTTAATTAAGTACGATGCTTGGTTTTCAAATAACTGTGCAACGTTCTCTTTTTGGTGACCGTTAAGACCTTCTAAAAATCCTAATTTGTCCCATTTGTTAATTGTGTCTTCTTTGATAACTTTTAGGTGTTTTAACCCGATGTTACCAACTAATCCTGATTCTAATAATGCTCCCATTTTAATTTGGTTTTATATTAATTTTATTTATTTTATTATTTAACAATACCCATCATCTCTTTGATTCTTCTAATCTGTGGATTCTCATAAGTTTTAGACTCCACTAATTTTTCAGATGAACCTGATTTTGGTGATGATGAAATTTTGTTTACAACTGTTTCAGTTAACTTTGTATCTGAAGCAGTTAATTCATTTTTAATCGAATTGTATAACGACTTAGATTCTTTTAACGTTTCAATACCGTCAAATCTCTTTAAGATGTTTAATTTCTCCGATTTCGTAGTTGTGTGTTCCGTAAACAATCTCGTAGCGTATGCTAAGTTTGCGTTGAATACTCCAACTTCGTTTAATTTGTCTCTGAATACCTTTAAGGCTTCAGTTAATTCGCCGTTCTTCGTTTTCAAAGTTTTAATATCTTCGCTTAAGTCAGCACGACCTGCTTTATATTTTTTACCTTGATTTGAAGGGACTCTTGCGTCAGCTGCGTGAGTTCTTGATGCCTCTTCCATATCAGCTTCAGGAGTTTCTTCTTCTTCCTCAGACTCGTCAGTGATTTCTTCAGTTTCAGTAACCTCTTCGGCAACTTCTTCGTCAGATACTTCTTCGTCTAATTCGATTTCATAAACTACTTCTTCATCAGACGACTCTTCGATAGGTTCCGTTGACTCCGATACTTCCTCTTCAGCAACTTCCTCTTCAGACGATTCGTCTTCAGATTCGTTAACTTCAATTCTGTATTCGTCGTCTCCGTCCTCTAAGTGAACAGTTCCGTCTTCTTCTTGTGATACGATGATACCGTCTTCTTCTCCCATGGATTTGAAGACTTTTAGAATCTCTTCGTCAGATGCGCCTGTCATATCAATAACCTCGTCCTCCTCATCATCAAGTGATGGTAATTCTAACGTTGGCATTTCAATGTCTCCGAATTCCGATTCCTCTTCTGACTCTTCTTTAGAATCGAAGTCTTCTAACTCCTCTGACTCATCGTCATCGTTGTCTTCGTCTTCGTCTTCTATTTCGTCGTCATCTGATTCTTCAGATTCGTCTTCATCTTCAGACCCCTCAAATTGTTCGTCTAATTCAGTTTCTTCTACGTCTGTAGATTCTTCTGATAATTCTTCTGTAGGTTCCATCTCTAACGATGCTTCTACGTCCTCTTGAGGTTCTTCCATAGATTCTCTTACTAGCTCATCAATTTCTTGCTTCATTGTAGATGCAAGTATTTCTTTTGCGTTGTTCTTAACCGCTTCCTCAAGTTGTGACACCTGAAGTAATGCTTCTTCTAAGATTGATTTAGCCATTTTTTCTATGTTTTTTTAATGTATTTATTTTATTATACTTATATAAATATATTTGTAGTACGAAAAAAACATACTACAAACGAATAAATATTAAGTTTTTTTTTATTTTCCTAAGAATGAGTTTAATTTATTCATTAAGTTTAGTGTCTTATTATCAGTGATAGTAGGTTCTTTCTTATCTATAGACTCAGCATATTTCTCTCTATCCCCCTCGTCTTGGAATAGATATGCCCCTGGTGTAGATGGTGATGATACTAAATCAAAACAAACCATTTCGAAGTCATCTTGTACTTCATTATATTCTCCTGATTTCTTTAACGACCCAACACCTCTTGATGAGATACCTAATGTGACTCCGTGTAATAATAAATTCGCTGCGATATCACCCATACACGTAATCTGTCCTGTAGACCTAAATGCTTCAGATGTTAATAATTCAACTTTACCCATTAATATTTTACCGTCCCACCAACACTCAGTAATACGGTGTGATGTTCTCTCTAAATCGACTAAAGAAGTTTCAGGGTGATTTAATTCACCTAACGCTCTTCCTTGTTCTATTAATGTTTTATAGTTGTCGGTTTCTCTCTTTAGGATTCTTTCACCGTAGATTCTACCGTTTTTGTTTGGGGTATCGTATTTTTGAAGTACCGCATACAACACAAAGTTATCTTTATTCATCTCCTTCATCTCTCTGATAACTGATTTGTTTTCAGAAGGTTTTATATGACCAGCGTCATATTCTATAAGGATACCTCTTGTGTTCGTATCGTTTTGGTTCAATATTTTCATAATGTTACATATGTTTCTATACTATAAATATATTAATACAAAGAAAAATTTTATAAAGTTTGAGTATAAAAAAAGAGAGGACTAACCTCTCTTACTTTTATAGTACGTAAAACTTGAATAGGGGATAACCGAATTATCGATTATATTCTCTATTATGTGATTAACATCTGTTTTAAAATCTACGTCTCTAATCTCATAACTACCATTTGTAAACAGTGTTATCTCACAGTTCATAAAAGACTTCTTACCTTTTTCTAATCCACTCGCCCTAATATCTAAATCAACAATAAACCTATCCTTTTTAAATTTATCTGTAATATTTAGAGTTTCTGTTAATTTACCTGATATCTTACGTTTTAAACCACCTATTACGGTATTCCAATTAGTTACGTTATTTGTTGGTTCAATCCAACAGGTTATTTTAGAGTATATTGATTTTAAGTTTTTTGAGTCTACAGTTCCGTACCCACATTTAAATTGTTCATTAACATTTAAATTTATGAATTTACCTGATTTCATATATTATCATAATCTTTTCTTTTTATTGTCCCTGATAATATTATAGTAAAAATAACCCTACATGTCAAAAAACTTACTTTTTTTTAGAAGTATTGTATAATACAAAGATATTCCGTATATTTATAATAAATAAGAATTTAAATACAATCTATGTTAATAATAAAATTAGGAAAAAATGAATCTATCGAAAGAGCCTTGAAGAGATATAAAAGGAAAGTTCGTAACGTTAAACAACAACAACAAATAAGAGAAAATAGATATCACGAAAAACCTTCGTCTATTAAAAGAAAACAAAAATCTAAGGCGGTATACCTACAAGCTAAAAGTGATAGAGAAGAACTTTAAGATAAACTTTCTTTAAGTTGTTCTAATTTTACTAAAGATAATAAATCAGAACCACTCTCGTCTACTTTCTTTTCAACTTCTAAAACAATCTCTTTTAATTCAACATTAGACTTCAATTCATTAATTGACTCTCTAAGTTGTGTTTTTAATTCAGTAACTATATCATTAACTTCTGACGTATTCATGTCAGTATATTTCTTAAACTTTTCTTTCTCAGATTCAGTCATTACCGAAAATTTGTCATTAAATTTAGTTACCAATAAAGAAGATAATATTGATTGTGTTACAGGATTAGTAGACTCCTTAATCTCTTTAGGTTCGGTTAAAATACCAACTAAAGTATTCTTTGACTCGATACGTTCCACTAATGTTTCGTAACCGTGATTGTGAACTAAAATATCTAAATGTTTTGTAGTTTCATTCTCATTACATTTTACTTGACCAACCAACGTAGAAAGTTTCTTAACCCCTGAAACATAATCTTTAGTCATTAAAGATTTGATTTCATTTACTGCCTCAATGATAAACTCTGAAGCAATTTCTTTACTAGAAATGTGTCTGGTTTCGAAATCTGTATAAATGTTAAAAACCTTATTAAGAGATTTGTTTTCATTTAATACAGTCATTATTGTATTGAACGTTTTTTTAAACGTTTCTTTGTTTGTATATTCTTCGGCTAAGCGAGTATAAACCTGTTGTCTTAATTTTCCTAAAGCAATCATATTACAATGTGTTTACTAATAAATATCTTAAAGTTTGTATTAATTACTCTCCTAAGATATTTTTAAGCTTTTTTTCTAACTCAGTAGTTACTTCTTGACCCTTCATTAGATTTAATTTTTTAGGGACACCAAAGTCCTTAGTTTCTAATATAATGGATAAATCTTCTTCGGTATTACTCTCACCTAATTCACCACCATCAGTGTCCATTGGGATATCGTCAGTAGGTTCTTCCGTTGCTGGGGAATCCATACCTGTGTCTCCCATACCTCCCATATCAGAACCATCATCCACATCACCTGTAGGTTCAGGAGCATCAGGGTCTCCGTATAATTCATCTATATTTGTAAAGACACCTGTTTTCTTTATCACTTCTGATGTCGTTTCCAATTCACTAGCAATCGCCTTTTCAAAACGTTGTTGTTGTAAATCAAGTTTAACCTCTTCATCAGACATACCTAAAATTGTTTTCTTAGCCCATGTGTGTGATACTGCAGATATACCATTTCCTGGGTCACTTACCGCATCTTTATAAAGTAATATCTTTTCTTTCCAAGCCTCAACCTTAAGTAAGTCAGACTGTGTCGAAGGATTTGTTAAACCTAATGTAAAGTTATTAAGTTCATCCTCCATCCCTAACATATATAAATGGATTACGGCAATTTTATTTAACTCTTGAATCATTGCCTTTTGAATACGATTAATAGTTCTTGCGAAACGTATATCTTGTAATGATAAGTTTTTACCGTCAGCGACCACATCTTCAAACCCTAAAAATGCTTTAGGTATACGAAGTGCCGCTAATAATTTCTTTTGTATGTATTCGATATCAGCAATCTCAGAAAGGTTTTGTGCTCCTGGTAGTGTATCGATTGGGTTAGGTGCGTTAGGGTCACGTACAGGGATAAAGTAATCTTGGTCAACCGCCATTTGATTATACCTTTGGTCCACTTGCCCATTTGCAGGGTCTACTACATTATCTCTTTTAAACTTATTCGCAATTCGTTGTACATATTGGTCGACATCTTTATCGTCCATATTACCCACAAATACTTTGAATACCCTTCTTTCAGGTGCTCTTGAAGTTCTATAGATTAACATCGCATCCTCAGCTAAAACTAATTGTTTCCAAATACGTCTTGCTTTTTCTAGCATAGAAGTACCATAAGGTAATTTTCTATCGTCACCCAATAATCTAAAGTGTGCTATTTCCCACACATTAAACTCCATATCTTTTTCTTTCCAAACATATTTGGTTTCTCTTGATTCTGAAGAATTACTTTGATTACCACTTGACCCGTGAACATTCATTCCTTTCTCTATTCTTTCAACTTCCATATTCGGTAATTGGTTACAACCAATAATACCTTTCTTTGGGTCTAATTTAAGATAAAGAAAATTATCACCATACTTACATGTGTTTCTAGTCCACATAGGTAAGTTAGTGTCAATGTCTAATATGTTGTTAAATAAATCACCTAATATTGATTTAATTCTTTTACTCTCTGAATAAACATTTAAGATATACCCTTGTTCTGACAATGTCGTTGCTTCTTCAGCATATATATCTAAAGCCGCTGATATCTCAGGAGTAAACTCCATAGACTCATAATCATAATACGCAGCCATCCTATTTGGTTCATGAAAAACCGCCTGTTGGTATAACTGACTATCAATTTTAGTCCATTGGTTATTTAAGAACAACGCTTGTTGTGCTTGTAGTTTTTCCTGTTCATACTCCGCACTATCCGTAGTCCTTAACAATTCTTTCTTATCAAAATTGTATGTAGGTGCTGGGTCACTAACAGGACTTGCTCCTGTAGTTCCTCCAAATAGTTTACCTAATCTTTGATAAATTGTATAATTTTGCTCTGCCATGTTAACATATAAATATTCAAAATAATATTAGTTGAAATATTATTCTAAGTCAATATTAATTATTTCTTCTTTTACCACCCATTAACCATGAAAAATCCGAATAGTCTTGTCTACCGGCAACACGGTTTGGATTTGATGGGTTATTTGGTGCGATACCTCTAAACGGGTCCAGTGACCCTAATTGTCTTCTATTACTGTTCTGTTGTGGTTGAGGTGTGTTAGGACTATCTGTAACTGTCCATCCCTCTAATAATGCCTTTGTTGATGCTTCTGACTTTTTTAATAGTGAAAATGAGAATTCACCAACATATACACACATCGCCATAGCCATAATTAAATCATCGTGATGACCTTTCATATGGTCTGCCTTCCCATTAATATAGACAAAGGTATTCATTTCATTTACTAATCTGGTTGATTTTACAACAAAATTATGTCTTAATGACTCCTCAAAGGCAGCGACTATTTGTGTTCGTTTACTGTTAAACGATAAACCTGGCATTTTTTCATGTGCCTTAGGATTCCAAGACCATTTATCAAACGCATTGATACCATCAACATATAAGTCTTTATATCCTAATTCTTGTAGTTTCCTTACCGTTGCAACCCCCATACCTCCTGTGATATCTACAACTGTAAATGCTGAATACATACTACCCAATTTGAAACAAACATCCGCTAATTCGTCGGGGGGTATCTTACCTAAGTACTCAGCAACTTGTTCTCTGGTATCAAAATCGACTATACAAATAGACGATGAATCTTCGGAATCTCCTCGAGACACATCAACACCCATAATATACCTGTGGTCTTTAATCGGTTCATTCCAAACCCACATTTGACCCGCCATATACTTTTCTTTAGGTTCTTCTAACATTCGTTCCCTTATCATTTCAATGGTGTCAGGAGGTATTACGTTATCTCCCGAACCTAAGAAATTGTTCTCTAACTCTTGTGATATCTTACGTCTATCATATTTTAATTTTTTAGACATTTGTTCAAACCAACTAGAATATGGTTTATAACCTTTCTTAATTAATTTAGAAAACTCATCTTGATTATTTTCTATTAATACCACCTCATCGTCGTTATATTTATCCCTATTTAGAATGTAGTCAACAATGTCTTTAGTTTTTATCCACTTTAAGTCTTTGGTGAATCTAGGGTCTTTATACCATACCATTTCGGTAATCTTAAAATCGTTTAACCCTTGTTGGCTCTGAGCGTATATCTCATAATAAATTTTATCAAACCCGTTAGGTGTTGATACTACGATTACTTTACCACCCGTAGATAGAGACGCCATACATGCCGCCCAAAAATCGTTACCGGCATCAATATATGCCGCTTCATCAAAAACCAATACCGTTGGTGTGTACCCCCTTAGTGCATCCATAGAGGTTGCAACCGCCTTAACCTCACAACCATTATTCAAACGGAAGTGTGACTGAGAATCTTTATCTTTAGAAAACCCTACGTTAATCCATTCAGGCCATTGATTCAAAAACCCTCTAACCTTATTCGCCATTTCTTTAGCGGTATCAAGTTTGTTCGCAATAATTAGAACTTTCTCAGGTTGTTTAGGGGATGCGAATTGTAATTTTTTACTAACCCAAGCCGAGGTTGCCGTAGAAACACCCGCCTGTCTATACTTAAGTGCTAAGTTTTCATTATATGTGTCGTAATCCCTTATTAGTTGTTCTTGGTCAGGAAATAATTCAAAGGGGACGTATTTAGACTGAGTATTATCATACGTCTCTAAATAAGTCTTCAATGCGTAAGGAGTGTCCTTTAAACATTTAGTGTATTCTGTTATTAATTCCTGTTTAGTCATATACTATAAATATAAATCTAATTGTTTTATCATATCTCTACTAATACCAAAGAATTTTTTATACCCATCAAAATGTAAATACTCAGTAGTCATTCTAAACTCATAATTAGTGAATTGTGTCGCACAATGTGAAAGATTCCAAGTTTCAACAATTCTAGCGTCTAATGTTTTAGTCATTAACTCCTTATATAAATTAATATGGTAATCTAAAACCTCCCTATCTTTAAACCATAACAATCCAGCATTTAACCACTCTCTAACCATTGGATATTCAGGGTACTTTTTTGAGAAATATGATAACCTCTCATAATACTTGTCATCCAATGTGGTGCTTTTCTCATACATAAACCTAACATCGTCTTTAATATTAAACTTAGTCGATATAAAAATATCAGGGTCGACCCAAATAAAATCACAATCTTTTTGGTCCTCTAAAACCTCCAACTTCGCACCACAAAAAAATTCAGGTGTCGTTTTTAATTCGTGTAATGTTATAGGTAAATCGTTATAATGTTTTTCGCTCTCCTTATCACAATACAAATGAATGTCAGAATAAAATTTTAATGCAGATTTAATAGACACCCTAGTCATTGTGATTATCTCTTCTTTTAGGTCTCTGTTAAAAAAGTATTCAAAACCCTGCCTAAGTGAAGGGTCTAAATGTTGTGCGAATAATAATCTCATAGTGTGCGAATAATAATTTTATGTAAAAAAAATGGGGACATAAAGCCCCCATAGTATTTAATATGATTGTTTGTGTTTAGTTCAATCCGATACCAAAGTCACTCAAAAAGTCACCTAAATCATCATCACTAAAACCATCATTAATATCTTCCATAGAGTTACGGAACTCTTCCATTGCTTCCTCAGACTCCTCACCTTTCATTCTTTCAATAATACCATCAACTAATTGTTGTAAAACTAACTTACCTCTATCAGTACCACTCATTACCTCATTAGATAATGATAGTAATGTTTTGGCGTCCATCACAACAAACTCAGCATAAAGGGCGTTTTGTAGAAATTTCTTGTCGTCATCCATTAAAACTTCTTGTGGATATGACACTCTGAATCTATCCCAAATAGCTGGACCTAATCTTAAATCCCATATCTCCTTATCTAACGTATCTTCTAATTCAACTACTTTATCTGCTTGGTCAGGTGATAAATCATCCATAGAATATGCTCCTAAGTATTCTTTAATTCCTTTAATCAGTTCGTGTAATAAAATTGGAAACGAAATTGCCGTAGCTTTAATCGTTGGTGGGTCAGTTTCCATATCCACTTCTTCTCTACCACCGACAGGTGCATCACCACCACCAGGAGAACCTCCCGGTAACATAGTCGATGCTGGTACTTGCCAATATAACATATCGTTAGCAGTCATCATAATACCGTATTGATTGAATAAGTTATCAGAACCTGTTAGTTCTCTTAACTCTCTTTGTACCAATGCGTACATGTAATGTCCTCTTTTAGATGAACCTTGCATGATTGCGTTTATAAAACGTCTTTTAGCTCTTTCTAATTTTAAGTCTTCGAAAGTCTCAAATGCTTGTTCTTCTTGTTCAAATTCTTCTTCTGTTGGTTCTTCGGGTGTTTGTGTAAAATCATCTTGTTTTACTTGTCCCATACCAACCAATTTAGACTCTAATCTAAATCTTTTTTCAGGGTGTGATTTTATTCCATATATCCCTGGCTCAAATTCAGTTAATCCTTCTTCATCAGCAACTAATTTAATAGAAAGTCTTTCTAATTCTGACTTATACCTACTTTCTGTTGCTTGAACCTGTTGGAATGATTGACCAATCATCGGCATTAATTGCATAATACCTTGCATACCTGTTTGAACATCTGAAGTGAACCCTGTGGCGTCTTTAAACTTATCGACCACCTGTTTGTATCTCTCTGAAGCTAAAAGCTCTTCAAAGGTATCAGGAATATCGTTGTTATCAACGTCAATATCTAACGCAGGGTTGTCAGATAATGGACTGTCTTTATCTGCAATCGTTTTTTCTATCGAAGGGTCGGGTCTTTGAGTCCCGTCAAATTTCATTGGCATCTCGTCTAAATTTTTTTTAATTTCAGCTAAGATACTACCTTTCGATATGAATCCAAAATCTTTCATACCTTATTTTTTCATTTGTTGAGGTTTAGAACCTCTTTGTTTAGGTAACCCACCTTTCTTCTCATCACCACCAGCGAAAGTTCTTCCATTTTCTTCGATGTTTTCATCTTCCATCTGTGCTTTTGGTTTTGGTGAGTGTCTTGGTTTAACAATTGGTTTACCTGGTTTTATACCTGGTGTTGTTGTTGGTTTTACAGGTGTCTCTACAGGTGAGTTTCCTAATATGTCACCTAATTTTCCATCAAAAATGTCTATATCCATAAAGTCGGGTAATTTATCTGTTTTAGTTTGAGATGCTAAGGTAGTGTTTTCTACCATTTCAGATATGAATTTTACCAATTCTTTTTTGGTTGTTTTTGATTCTGACATTGAAGACCCTGAAGTGGACTTAGTCCCTTTCTTTTTACCTCCAATATTAACTTTTTCTTTTGGTTGTGCAAATCCTGTATGACCCGACTTAGAAACTTCTTTAGCTTGTTTCCCTTTTTCAACAAACTTAACAGAGTTTAATGTTCCGTCAGTCTTGTCTAATCTATTGTCTGATACTTGTTTTGAGTGTGTATCTTGTTTCCACCCCTTATCCGCAGATACAGGTTTAGTGAAATCAGACTCCTCATCTAATTCCTCTTCATGTGTTTCATCCTCCTCAGTAACTTCAATAGTGTCATCACTATCGACTTTATCTTTAATTTGGTCCACATTGTCTGAAGAAACCTTATATGTCGCTTCAGAGAAAATCCTACTATGTAAGATTGCTATTTTTTTCTCATTAAGAATAGATAGGGTCTTTTCTGTAAACCCTTCCCTTAATAAATCATTATATTTTTTATTATTCTTCATCTTGTTCTACGATATCAATTACTTTATCAAAGGTTAAAACAAAATCCCTCTCGTATAGTTTGTCTGAAACTGAATCTAACGACTCACCAAACCTAAACACTAAACGAGTTAAACCTTTGTCTACAATCTCCTCAGTATCAGCATCTTCCCACCCTAAAGCGACAACATCTTCAACTGCGTCATAAACACAAAAATAGTCTGAATTTTGTATTAAGTGTAGTTTTAAATTTGATTCTTTTAATATTCCAACCTTTTTTATGTATTGTAACTCAGGAGGATTTGCGTTACCCGCAGCTGGTACAGATTCCCATCCGTCACCAAAAGGTTCTACCTCATTACTACCAAATATAAATTCATAAATATTATTACCTATGTAGTTTGGTCCAAGTTCATTAACATAAATTAATCTCATATTATTTGAAGTATTTACCTAAAACGTTATCTATTTTTGTTGAAACTTCACTCTCACTTAAGTCTCCAAAGATTAAGTTACCTAACTTATCAATTTCACTATCTGTTGGATTTACGTTCTTTAACTTTTTAGAAAATGTTCCATCAGTGTCTATAGTGTCGGATTTGTCTAATTTATCTGCAATTTTGTTAGTTCCCTTTGAAACCGCTTTAGCACCTAAATCATTTACCATCTTTCTAGCTTCAGGATTTTCTTTATAATATGTTAAAAATTTAGAACCTAATGTTTTAAGACCGTCCATAAACGCTCCTTCATCTAAATCCATTTCTAAATTTGGTTCCATACCCATATCCTCATCTTCAACCGCTGGTTCGAACATTTTAACTAACATATCAAAAGTTTCTTTGAAGTATGCTCTTAAGTAACATCTCTTACCGTGTTCGATTAATCCGTTTCTGTCTTCTTCATATTCTGACCAATCATCCCAATAGAAATCAACCGCTGATTCAACTGCCGATTCAAACTCTGATGAGAATGGTGATGGCATTTTTTCAGGTTCACCTAAGTCGGTGTGTACTGAACGATTAAATGCGGTTTGGTCTGAACTTCCCCACTCGTTTAATTCTTTTTCTTCTTCATCTATATCAATAACTTCGGATAAATCATCTTCTAACTCCATTTCATCCTCTTCAGCTGGTAAATCATCCATATCTAAACCTAAGTCTTCTAATCCTGATTCTTCATCTGACGAATCTAATGACTCTTCACCATCAATTTCGAATTCATCTAACTCTTCAAAGTTAGACATAACATCTTCTAAGTCTTCAGAATTTAACTTTGTTAAGTCTACTGCTGAAATTATTGAATTTAATACGTATTTAATGTCAGAAGACTCTAAGTCGATTTTAATCTCTCTTAAAGCTTGTCCTAACTTACCTGTTAATTTTTGTACTTTTTTTAATGACCCACTTCCTTCTTCTTCGTCTTTAGGTTCTCCAATCTCAGAATCCATATCTAAATCATCTTCGATATCGATATCCTCTTCTGAATCATCACCTAAATTAAGACCTGATAAGTCTAAATCTTCATCCTCTACGTCCATTGCTGGCTCATCCATTGCTGGCTCATCCATCATTGGTTCATCCATTGCAGGTTCTTCTGAGGGGGCTGCTGGTTTCTTTAAAACATATTTAGTCTCATTTAATACAGGGTCTTCTTTACCTTCATTAAACTGTTCGTTCAATGGCTTAATAATTAAATTAATTTTCTTAAGTGCTCCTGAATAAGAACTAAATCTATTCTTATTTTTGTTTAAAATACCATCAACATAATCTAATGATGACTCGTTTAAACCTGTTTTAACGTAATACCCATCGTTTTCTTTAACGATTGCGTACGTATTACCATCAACTGCGTATTTAGTATACTCAGTTGTTGACTCATTCACAGAATGGTCCGTTGTCTTATAGTTGGCAATTTCAATCATTCTTTGAATCTTATCTTGCCCTGTTAGCTTTTCGCTACCTAATGGTTTCATTTTCATTTTAAAATGTCTTTAACTAAATTTAGTTTATCGTGTATATACTATTATAAATATCTGTTTTTAACAAAAAAATATTATTCTTCTACTTTATCCTCATCTAACGACAAAGACTTATCATATAGTTCGTTCTTAGCATCTAATAATTTACCTATATAACCGTTTCTTCTTAAGAATTTGAAAACCAAGTTTTCATATGAATATTCACCGTATTCTTCTAACCCTGTTGAACGGAAACGTTTTAATTTTTTTCTTATTTTATTAATATCCTCCATGATTTTATCATAATCACCTGTACCCTTAGAATCTTCAACAACCTCATCGATTATCTTCATCCACTGTGTTACCTTAGATATTAATTTTTCTTCGTCAGGTTCTCTACCACCTGATTTTGGTTCTACAATCCACTTATCTTTTAATATCGAATACACACCTGAAGAAAAATGTGCTTCATTTGCGTCTTGTACATATAACTCAACCTCAAAACCTTTTACTTGAATATTATGTGATGTATTCCAATTGATACGTTTACTATCAAAAAATTCTTTAATGAATGAAACATTTTCACCAACATCCTCAAAGTCTAAAACAACGTGTAAATCAACGTCTGAGAATTCAGACCAATTATAGTTAGATAAAGAACCTGTCATTATCACGTCAGCAATGTCTAATTCAATAACTAAGAAATCTAAAAATTCGTTAGTAATCTCCATTAAACGTTCTCTAATTTCAGAAACCATTTTAGGACTACCTTCAGTTCCTTCCCAAATATCACTACATAACTCGTCCTTAGTTTTGAAACTTTGTATGATTTTAGGGTCTTTTTGTTCTTTAATTTTCATCTTCTTCGATTTTTTTATACTCAAAAACACGTCCAATATTTTTATTGAAGAAACTTCCCTGTGAATCTGCCATTCTGAATTTTGTGAATATTTCCCACGGAACGTCAGAATATTCGTACTCGACACCATTTTTAAACTCTACTAAAAGAGTTTTACTGTCTGTATGATATGTTGCTTCTTTTAAGTTAGACGAATCTAACACAACATTAATTTTTTTACCTAATATCTTTTCTGATATAATTGCCATAAATACGCGTGTTTATTAATATAAATATTAAGAATTATATTAAAATAGAAAACCCCTCTTTCGAGGGGTTTCAATTTATACTTAAACTTCTTCGTAATCGACATCTTGTGTCCCCTCATCAGGTCCACCACTATCACCTGTTTCACCTGTTTGATATAGTCTCGTGGTTATTTGATTCCACACACCCTCAAGTTCAGATTTCTTACTCGTGATAAGTTCTAAGTTTTCTGAAGTCTTAGCTTCATTAAGTTCTCCTATTAACTTCTCTAAGTTTGTTTTTTCATCTTCAGAGATTTTGTCACCTAACTCAGACATTTGTTTCTCTGTTGTAAACACATACGAATCGGCTTCATTAATAAGTTTAATCTTTTCTTCCTTCTTTTTATCCTCTTCTCTATTTTGTTCTGCCTCGTCTTTCATCTTTTGGATGTCTGCGTCAGATAAACCTGTTGAGGATTCAATCTTAATCTTTTGTTCTTTACCGGTTCCTTTATCTTTAGCCGAAACATTTAAAATACCATTGGCGTCAATATCAAAAGTTACTTCTACCTGTGGGATACCTCTTGGTGCCATTGGAATACTTTCTAATTTGAATTTACCTAATGTTCTGTTATTTGTGGCCATTGGTCTTTCACCTTGTAAAACGTGTATTTCTACTACCGTTTGATTGTCGATTGCCGTTGAGAACGTCTGTGACTTATTAGTGGGGATTGTTGTATTTGATTCAATCAATTTTGTCATAACACCACCCATTGTTTCAATACCTAATGAAAGTGGAGTAACATCCAATAATAATACATCTGTAACGTCTCCTGATAATACACCTCCCTGAATCGATGCACCCATTGCAACAACCTCATCAGGGTTTACCCCTTTATTTGGTTCTTTACCGAATAACTTCTTAACCGCATCCTGTACTGCTGGTATACGAGTTGAACCTCCTACTAAGATTACCTCATCAATCTCACCAATTGTTAGGTTCGCATCTGACAATGCTTTTTCACAAGGTTTGATTGAACGGTCAACTAAATTAGATGTTAATCTATCAAAGTCTGCTCTGGTTAATGTAGTCTCAAAGTGAATTGGTCCACTAGCACCTGCAGAAATATAAGGTAAACTAATAGAGGTTTGATTTGCCGTTGATAATTCCACCTTAGCTTTCTCAGCCGCCTCTCTAACTCTTTGAATCGCCATTGGGTCTTCAGAAATATCTACGTTTGATTGAATCTCGATTAGAGACATAAAGTGGTCGATAATTGCTTCATCGAAGTTATCCCCACCTAATTGTGTATCACCGTTAGTAGATAATACCTCAAAGATACCATCACCTAATTCTAAAATAGATACATCAAATGTACCACCACCTAAGTCAAAGACAACGACCTTCATGTCTTTATCTTTCTTATCCAATCCGTACGCCAACGCAGCTGCCGTTGGTTCGTTAATTATACGTAAGACCTTTAATCCTGCGATTTCACCAGCTTCTTTAGTTGCTTGACGTTGTGAATCGTTAAAATAAGCTGGTACCGTAATAACCGCCTCAGTAACAGACTCACCTAAAAACGATTCGGCGCTTTTACGAATGTTTTGTAAGACCATTGCTGAAATCTCTTGAGGTACGTAGTCTCTACCATTTGCGGTTATAACAACAGAGTCGTTATTTCCCTTTTTAATTTTATATGCGACGTTTTTATGGTCGTCATTTAACTCACTATATCTCTGACCGATAAATCTTTTAGCCGAGTATATGGTGTTTAAAGGATTTGTAACGGAAACTCTTTTTGCGGTGTTTCCTACTTTAATATCGCCATCCTTAAACGATACAATTGAAGGGGTAGTCCTACCTCCCTCATTATTTACAATAACTTTAGGTTCTCCACCCTCCATAAAAGAGATACATGAGTTTGTTGTTCCTAAGTCAATACCAATTACTTTTCCCATATGTTTTTTAATTTGTTTATATTAGACGTTTGTAGTCATACCAAAAGTAAATAATCTTTTTAAAAGATTCAACAAACGTTTTGATTTATTTAATATGTTATGTTTTGGTTGATTAAACTATAATACATATCTTTGTGGTTCCTTAGGTCAAAAAAAATACCGAATAGGGATTAACTGACAAAGTGTCAGTTGTAATCTAATAATACTGACAAATAGTAATTCTATTGTTTTTTAGATAAAATGTAGTATATTTGTAGAGTCAAAAACAAAAAAAAAGTTTTTATATATGGATACAGAATTCGAAGAACAAGGAGGAGGTAGAAGACTTCCAATGAAGAAAAGTAAAAACGATTCGAGAACACCCGTGTTGGATAATTTCTCTCGTGATTTAATTAAATTAGCAGAGCAAGGAAAACTTGACCCTGTAATTGGTAGAGAGAAAGAGATTAATAGAATCGCACAGATTTTATCTCGTCGTAAAAAGAATAACCCGATTGTTATTGGTGAACCTGGTTCAGGTAAAACCGCAATCGTGGAAGGGTTAGCAATAAAAATACACCAAGGAGACTGTCCTAAGAACTTAGCGGATAAACGTATAGTTTCATTAGACTTAACTTCTGTTGTTGCGGGTACTAAATACCGTGGACAGTTTGAGGAGAGACTTAAGGCTATTTTAGAAGAGTTGGTTGATAATGATAATGTAGTGGTCTTTATTGATGAGATACATACCATCATTGGAACTGGTAACTCTTCAGGTTCATTAGATGCTTCGAACATCATTAAACCCGCACTGTCTCGTGGTGAAATACAATGTATTGGTGCCACTACGTTAGACGAGTATCGTGAGAATATTGAAAAAGACGGAGCATTAGAAAGACGTTTCCAAAAAGTATTGGTTGACCCTGCGACAACTGAGGAAACAATGATTATCCTTTCTAATATCAAATCTAAATACGAGAATCATCATAAGGTTAAGTATAGCGAAGAATCATTAGAGGCTTGTGTTACCTTATCGGACAGATACATTACTGACCGTGAATTACCTGACAAGGCTATCGATATCTTAGATGAGGTAGGTGCAAAGGCGCAAATCGATGTTAAATTACCTGAATTTATCGAAGACCTTAAATTACAAGTTGCTGAGATTAAGAGAAAGAAATTGGATGTGGTTAAGACACAAAACTATGAAATAGCTGCTGAACTAAGAGACCAAGAAAAGAAGTTAATTAATAAGTTAACAACTGAGAAAGAGGAGTGGGAACAAAAACAAAACGAAAACAGAACTTTAATTACTGAAGACGATGTTTATAAAATTGTTTCAGATATGACTAATATTCCTGTAACTCGTTTAGACAGTGACGAAGCTAAGTCATTACTTAATTTAGAAAAAACCTTAAAGGCTAACGTAATCGGACAAGATGACGCAGTTACTAAGATTTCTAAAGCAATTCGTAGAAATCGTGTAGGTATTAAGGAACCAAACAGACCAATCGGTTCTTTCATATTCTTAGGTTCGACAGGTGTAGGTAAAACACACTTAGCTAAAACATTAGCACGTGAAATCTTTGGTGATGAATCGGCAATGATTCGTGTGGACATGTCAGAGTTAATGGAAAAACACTCAGTATCAAGATTAGTAGGGTCTCCTCCAGGATACGTAGGACACGACGAAGGTGGTCAATTAACCGAACAAGTTAAAAACAAACCTTACTCTGTAATACTTTTCGATGAGATTGAGAAAGCGCATAGAGATGTCTTTAATATCTTACTTCAAGTATTAGATGAGGGTCACTTAACAGATGGTTTAGGTCGTAAGATTAACTTTAAAAATACTTTAATTATTATGACTTCTAATGTTGGAGCAAGAAAACTACAAGACTTCGGAACGGGGTTAGGATTTAGTACAGACTCTACAGTTTCACAACACGAAGAACTCACTAAAGGTGTAATTCAAAAAGCACTAAAGGCAGAATTCTCACCTGAATTCCTAAACCGTTTAGATGATATTGTCGTATTCAAAGCTTTAGAGAAAGAAAACATTGGTAAAATCGTAAAGATTGAAATGAATAAACTCTCAAAGAGAATTGTAGAAAGAGGTTACAACATTAGTTTTGGACCATCAATCATCGACTTTATCGCAGACAAAGGGTTTGACGCCAAATACGGAGCAAGACCAATACGTAGAGCGATTCAGGAATACATAGAAGACTTTATCGCTGAGGAAGTATTAGGTAAAGGTATTGTTGAGGGGAAGAGTTACTCCCTTAAAATAAATAAGGATTCTGAAAAAATTTCAGTAACAGAAAAAAAATCATAATCTTTTTGGTTACTTAAATAATAAAGAGTATATTTGTACTCAAATTAATAAACGATGAACGAACAAAGGTTAAATAGGTTTAAAAAACTACTTTCAGTACCAAGTAAGTCAAGAAATGAGTCTCAGATGGTTAACTTCATCTGTACTCAACTTGACAATATGATTGACAGTGGGGTTAATCTCGATTACTACTTAGACGAACTTAGTAACATTTATGTGACTAAAGGAGAGTCTGAATCGTACCCGTGTTTTATCTCACACACTGACACGGTACACGAAATAGACTCCATCAACGTAGTTGAAGGGATTAAAACTAAACCTAACACTTTCGGTAAGTCATTTGGTAACGAAGAATTCGATGTTCTTTACGCAGTTAACGACCAAGGAAATCCTACGGGTATTGGTGGTGACGACAAATCAGGGATTTTTATTTGTTTAGAAATCCTTCGTAACGTCCAAGAGTGTAAATTAGCTTTCTTTGTTTCTGAAGAAATTGGTTGTATAGGGTCATCAAACGCAGATGTCGAGTTTTTTAACGATGTAACATTTGTTTGTGAGTATGACGCACCTGGAGACCACTTAATTACCGAGATTTGTTCGGGAGTTCGTTTGTATGAAGTAAACGGTGAATTTATCAACACAATGAAACCAATCATCGAAAATTCCTTTGGTAACCCGATGATTGAACAATCACACCCTTTTACCGACGTGATGCAACTTAAAAACAAGTTACCTGTGTCGTGTATCAATATCTCATGTGGATATTATAACATGCACAGTGTGAATGAATTTATTGCACTGGTAGACGTAGAAAAAGCGATTGACTGTGGTATTAGTATGACTATGTATGGTTTACAGGATAAATATTACTATGAAAATGACACACCTAAATATTTTAACGATTCTAAAGAGGATGTTTACGAATCTGAAAACTCTAAATGGTTAAGTGAAGGTGTTGTAATATTTGATGAGGATTCATCGGGAATTACGATTGAGGAATACGAAACAGGAAACTGTGTCTACCTAACAGAGAAAGAATGTAAGAAATTATATGAAACTCTAAAGTCGAAATTCACACCCTCGTCACAGTACCGTTTATTTTAAACACAAAAAAAGAAACACCCAATAGGGTGTTTTTTTTATTTAAGGAATAATTTAGATTCCCTTTGTCTTCTTGAGATTAACCCCTTACTAAATTTACCATTAATCATTGTACTGTCTTTCGGCAAGATATTAGCAGCGGATTTATATTTTTTTTGTTTAACTAATTTAATGAAATTAGATTTTCTTAAACCTTGGCAACCCGCGTTAAATACCAACGATACTAATACGTCAAACATATTTTGAGTAATCATATGGTTATTTTTTGTAGTATCATCTGACTTCCACTCGTTTAGAAAACGTCTAACACAATTTGCCGATTCAGTGGCATCGTTCTGTAAGTATTTTTGCGCTTGTTCTTTAGTTATTACATCACCAACTTTAGGGGTTGGTTCAGAAAGTGCTCCTGTGTGTCCCCATCCAATTGTGACTCTACCATCACCTAATTTATATGCTTTCAATACGGGTTCTCCTTTTTGTTTTACACTACCCTCATCGGTTTTTATTGTGTTCCAAAAATTTTGAGATGCCTTTAGTTTAGTGCCGTCTACGTAATTTTCATTAGTGACTACTTTTGTTTCTTTTTTCGTTGGGGGTGTTTTAGGTATTCTATTGGTAATTAGTTTTATTGATGGGTAAACAACACCTTGACGATTAGTCGAATAATCCTCTATTTTTACTATTTCTTTTTTACCTTTGGTGGTAAAGACTAACGTTTCACCTTTTAATCTAATGTTATTACCACGAATAACTATTTTGGCTGGAGAACCAATTAAATCGACATTACCCTCTCCATAATATTTAACTAAATCACTCATCATAGCATAGTATAACGACATTGTTTCTTCGTCTTGTTCAAACAAACTTCTCTTAATTATGTGAGGTGATTCTTTTAATTTTAAACTGGTTTGAGTTAATAAGGTTATTATATCGTCAGATTCGACTTGTCTTATATATGACCTTCCGTAATCCACATCATTATTTGTATTGACAATACTAATTCTATGGTATCCTGTATCTATAGAATACCCCAAATATATAAACTCTTCACCGTTAGCAGTTTTGTATTTATGATTATCATACGTTGAACGTTGAAGGTCCCATGTTGAAAGATATCTATAATTATCATAAGCTGCAGCGGGGGATTTAAGAATATCGAGACCATATTTAAGTAATTTTACACGGTCTTCCTTAAACTCATCAACCTCAAGTTCATACTCATCATTAATTTTATCGATTAACGATGCCACCCAATCCTTTTTAAATTCTGTAAATGCTGGACCTCTTTCTGAGTCATCAAAATATTCGTATTTGGCGTCTGACATATTAAATAAATCGGATTGCGAACCAACACCACGCCTCAAGTGTTTAGACTTTTCGATTGTGTCTTGAATATTATAACCCCTATGTGATGGTCTAATTAAATATTTAAAAAGTCCTGATACTTGTATTTCGTATTCTCGTAATTCATCTCTTTCTATTAACCCGATAGTTTTAAACCCGTATTCCAGCCAATCATTATGTACTTTTTCCATTTCCTTTGAAAATCCTTCAGCATAACAACGTGTGCTGAATTCTTGGTATTCTTCCGCTAGTCTCCTCTCATCTTTATTAAACATCGATTTTAAAGTATCCGCGATATACTCGTCAAGTTCAAAATCATCGGCGCGTCCTTCAATTTTTTCTCTCTTTGCTATTAATCCTTTTTCAATAAGAACGTTATATAATTTTTTTAAGTCATCATTATCAATATCTCGTATATGATAACTTTCAGAGTCAACATCGTCCCAAGCCCCATCTGAATAATATTCATAATCAGGTTGTCGGTATCTAACATTCCATAACTCATAATTGTCGGTCTGACCATCGGCAAAAAATTGTGAAAAATCGTCATCATCTTCAAACTCAACGGAAAAATAACCTTTACGTCCGTCAACAACAAGGTCAATGGACCTTAGTTCTACTTCATTGTCGATATGTTTTTCTAACATATCATCTTCGTATAACCCACTTAAAACAATATAACATAAGTTATACAAATCAGGGGTTTCATTAAAGGCGTCGATTAATCTTTGTTGTGATGGGGAGTAGGTCTTTTCTTCGGTATCTTCTTTTAATCTTTTAGATTTACCGGTTCTACTGTATTGTTTAACTTCATATTTGTTTTCTTCAACCCACTTCATAACTTCATGGATAGAATCGCCTATTCTAAAAGGGATATTTAACCCATTGTTTTTTAAGGGTTCTGATGAGACATACTTACCACCTTTCGTATAGTATATCATAGACGATTTTGATAACATTGCGAAACCACCCTTCTTATGAATAACCATTCGGTTACACAACGGTTTAATCGACTCTATCGATAGGTCTTCATTAATTTTTTCAGGTCTATTCATCATAAATCCAATACTATTTTCTTGGTAGTGTTTATTATAAATATCAATAATTTTGATACCGTCTGAATCTCTATCTGCTTTATCAAACTCATTTTTTAAATATTTAATACCATTTAGGTGTTCATTGTTTAGTTCGTCATAAACTATTAAGTCTTTTAGTTCATAACCATTACCCCTATATAGTCCATATTTTTGTGAAGACATTTGATTGTGAATGGTTGGGTTTTTAATGATTAGATATGCTAACACACCCATTGTGATGTGTTCGTCAAAATCACTATCGTCGTCTCTTTTTGTTGTACACCATTTTGTGTTTGCACCATACTTACACGATGCCGTGTGTGTTAATGGTACAACCAATAAATAATTTTCGTCGTCGTAAATCTTTTTATATTCAGACTTATCAACTTTAAACCCCTCGTTAATTTTAGACATAATCTATATTATTAATATAAATATATCCTTAAAGGGATATTTATCAATACAGTAGAGTAGAATCTATATGTATTAAATTTATTTAAAGCCTCAGGTCTACAGTTGTACAGACTTGAGGTTTTTTTTATGATAACACTTTACTAATATTTTTTTACACTTACTAGTTCTAGCATCCCAGCACTTTTAACAAAAAATATTTAAAAATCAAATAAATTATACTATTTATATCATATATAAAGTGCGCATATGGTAAATTTTGATTTATTGAACGAAGAAATAAGTCCCTTCGATGAAAGAGACATACAAGTTGAAGGATTACTCAATCCTGATTTACAACTACCTAAAAAAATTGACTACCGAAAAGAACTTCCAGGGGCATGGAATCAAGGTATTGATGGTCCGTGTTCCGCATATGCTGCGGCAGCAATGAAACAATGGCAAGAACTTAAAGACTACGGACTAAAAAAAACCCTTTCTAAACATTTCATTTATAATCTTAGGTCTAATAAACCACAAAGAGGAATGTACGCACGAAATACGATGCAAATACTACAAAAATATGGGTTACCGTATGATAAGTCATTCAGAAAAAAATGGAAAGACATTGAAGACATACCTTCTGAGGTATTTAAAGAAGCTTTAAACCACACGATTGTTGGATATGCGAAAGTTAATACGATAGATGGGTTGAAGAAGTCGTTATATAAAAACGGTCCGTGTTATGCGACATTCCCTGTTTATTCTAACGAACCTGAATTTTGGGTACCCTCGTTTGGAAATAATAGAATTAAAGGTGGACATGCCGTTTGTATTGTTGGTTATGATAAACACGGTTTTATTATAAGAAATTCGTGGGGATGGGATTGGGCCGATAACGGACATTCCACATACTATTACGAGCAATGGGGTTCACATATGGAAATTTGGACAACAATCGATGACACCACTTCTGAGTTAGTCATTCCTTACAAAAGAAAGAGAAAAACAATCAAAGAATTTTTTAAGAACATTTTTGGTAAAAAATAGAAGAAAGTACGGTCTTTTATTATTATCTTTGTATATATATGTTCACGCCTCTTTAGCTCAGTTGGTAGAGCAGCTGATTTGTAATCAGCAGGTCGTCAGTTCAAGTCTGGCAAGAGGCTCAATAAAAAGATAATAATGACAATGGAATCAAATCAACAATCGAACGGTAACACACAATTAAATAGTGTCCGAGAAACATTCAACAGTAAAGTATCAAGACTAAGAATGTTAGGGAGCACGAAAAAAGTGGCTTGGGACAATCGCAGACGAAACAGAGCAATTTAATATGGTTACTAAAATTCCATTAACTTCAGAAAATAGAATGTTACGAATTGGGTTTGGTAAGAATAAGGGTAATTGGTTTATACGAGTAGACCTTTGGTATGTCGGGTATCGAATATCTTAATAGGAGAAGTGGCAGAGTGGTCGAATGCACTGGTCTTGAAAACCAGCGTACTGCAAGGTACCGGGGGTTCGAATCCCTCCTTCTCCGCATAGATTAAAGAGGGTAACCTCTTTTTTTTATGCAATATTTTTTATATTATTATAAAAACATCTCATTATGGCAGTGACATTTAACAAAGGAAACCAAGAAGGACAACCAAACCCAAACAATATTATTAAAAAATTAGTGGAGGTTATTCAGAAATTGGAACAAGAAATAATTGACAATAAAAGAACAATTAACTCTAAAGTTAATGGTAATACTTTTTCGTTAACCGAAAAACTTAGAAGTTTCGACGATGTTGTTGAAAGTATTAACGTTAGAGTATCAACAATTGGAGAAAGAACCCCTGAAGAATTAACCACAGAACCTGTTAAGAGTTTAATTGTGGATGGATATAATTCTATTCAAATAAAATGTTCCGCAGAGATTTTAAATAAATCGACCGAACTAACATCTGTAGACCACTCGTTATCGACTAGAATTAATGAGGAAAAGGTTTTAAGAGAGAAAGACGTATTATCATTAGCGACTAACTTAGTCAGCTTTGATGAAAGAAATAATATTGTTGTTTCCGAGTTAAAAAGTAGATTTGATGGTATAAACCCAACAAACCCTTCTTCAGACTCTTTAATGGGGTTATCACAAAAAATAGAAAATCTAACAACAGAAGTCACTAACTTACGTAATAATATTAATGTTGTTAGTGCCAAATTAGATAAGGAAGTGTTTACAGAAATGAATAGTCGAATCAACTCTATTAAATCTATTGAGACAAGATTGTTAATGTTAGGTGGTTAATTCTTTTTTTTTATTGAGATTAAAATCATCCCATAAACGTAACCTATCATTTGTGATAATATCAAAATTTTAAAAATACTATTAACACCATAAAGTGTTTTCATAGTTAAATTACTGTGTTCTACTAAGAGAACCATAACTACTGAATTGATTTTACTTAAAAAAATAAGACCTAAAAACCCTCCACAAATAAAAGAGGTATATGGGTATTTTTTTTTATTCATGGATTTTTCTTTTATATAAATATTAAATTTACTATCTTTGTCTCCTAATTATAAAATATAAATAACTATGAAGGATTATAGTAAAACTTTTCTTAAACTTTCGATAATATACTTATCGATAATGTTTTTTTTATTGTCTTGTGAGCAAGAACCATATTTACGATTTGATGAAATCGACTCGATAGAGACTGAATCAAATATAGAGGAATATATTGAACATTATTTCGATATTGCCAGTGATTCATATACACAACCAGACGGTGAAGATTATTTTCTAAAACCTCATAGATGGAAGTATGGTGGGTTTAACGGTACTGAAAAAATTGATGTTTATTTTGATGAGTCATTTGACAATATTAATGCTAAAAATAACTTAATCAGTTTCTTTTCAGTCCTCGATAATATTATCGAAGATGAACTCATCAAATTTAATGTAGTTGATAATATTAACGATGCCGATATAGTAATTGTATTTGGACATAATAACTTTCAGTCGATATTTGGTGGGGATGTTAACGATAATTGGTTAGGACAAGCGGTTACGGTAAATGAGCAAGAATATAAGCAAGAATATAATAATGATAACATAGTTAACCCTGACATATGTTCTATCGTTGAAGGTAGATTTTGGGTTGATACTTATGACGAGTTATTAATTAAACATGAATTTCTACACGTGTTAGGTTTTATACATACAAATAAAAATAATTCAATAATGAATCATTATACAAGTCTGATGTCTAATTTAAAGGATGTTGATGAAAAAGCGATTTACTTAAAGTATAATAATGATTTAGTTCAGGAGGTTATTGCCGTTCCTGGAGCAACTGGCTTTCCTAATTGGCTTTTCACTAATGAAGAATATGAAATTCATTTGGATAATGTTAGGTTAACTCTTGAAAATAGATTTAACTTATAGTATTATTAATATACAATAGACTTGTTTAAAACTAGTCGACCCAAAGGTCTCAAACCTTATAAAAAAGTTGATGGTGGAGCACAATAAAATAAAAACCCTTTCTACTGAGAGGGTTTTTTTAAAACTTATTACTTATGAAAACAGTTAAAAACAATGAAGGTACGGTTAAAAGAGTTGATGACTCAACCGCAAATATGTTAGTTAATAGTGGTTCTTGGTTTTTTTGTCCAAAATCTGAATATAGAAAAACTAAAAAGGTTAAGAAGTCAAAGGACTCTTCCGAAACGGTTAATATAGAAAACAGGGGGTTATCCGATAAGAAACTAAGAAAAGAGAGAAAACTTGCAAAGTCAAAGAGAAATAAAAATTAATATCGAAGGATTTGATATTGAATTGACTGAAGGTGTTTATACTATCTCTAAAAATGGGATAGTATTAAAAGGGGATTTATATGAGTTACCCACCCCTCAGAAAACATGGTTAATTAACGCACATTCTTGCTCACAATCTTTAGTAAGAAGTTTAAATTTTGATAATAGTCTTGGGATTTAAAATTACTATTTTACATATATCGACACATATTCCTAACATATTCTTAGAAAGAAGAATGAGGGAGTTTACTCAATTTTATTTAAATCGTTTATCACAAAACAAACATCACGTTTTAAATGTTATAGATTGTAAAACCATCGATGATGGTCTAAGTCAACTCACCGATACTGATTATGTGTTTATTATTTCATCAGGTAATCGTATATATCGCTCTAACCTATTTTTAGATAAGGTTTTACAACCTTTTATGGATGACCCATCTTTAGGGTTAATGGGTCATATATTAGACCGTAAAGACCAATGGTTTGAATTACACCCTCAGTTTGTTGTTTTTGATTATAAGAAATGGGTCGATATTGGTCGCCCAACATATGGTAATAAAGAGGACAGTTCAGAGTCTATTGTTAGTATTGTTAGGTCAGAAAGTAACATACATGATGATTACACACCGCACTGGGTAAGATTAGAGAAACCAATTCAATATAATGAATACGATATTTTAGATAGGGGATGGGATTTTATTAATAGTTTTTTACTAAACGATTATAATATTAGTCCTTTTAATGATGATATACGTGGGTTAAAAGCGTATTGTTATCCTGAATATAATTCAGATAAGTTTTTTGAACTAATCGATAACAAGCGATATAGTGATGAGATTGATTATACTAAAAGAATTTTATTACATTCATTATTAAACTCACCCGACAAGACATGGTTATTTAACACAGAGGAGATGTGTATTATGAAAGAAAAAACTGACATAACATACGATGTGGTTGCTTTACCGTGTGCTGGTTTTAAATTTTTAGATTTATTACATAGCGATTTAATACATGAGAAAAGTAAAATCGTATTTTTTGACTTTAGTGAAAGTAGTGTTGAATGGATTAATTACGTTATTAACTCTGAAGAGTTAACCATAACAGACTTAGTATTAAACAAACCCGAAGAGGTCAAATTAATAGGTAAGACAATCGAAAAACTAAGTGTCGATGGGATTCCTTCAAATGATTTGATACGTCTCTCAGAAGAAGTTTATTCGTTTTATGGGGGTATTAATAATTTTATGAGGTTACTGAAAAAGTTTAGAACGTTAAACATAGAAATCATTAATACAGATATCATTAATGACCCACTAAATTGTTTACATCGGTTAAACGGTGATAATAATTTAATTAATATATCTAATATCTTTTCAACAGACTACTTTAATTTGTTTTACTCTGAAAAAGAACGAACAGATAAGTTTGAAAGATTTATTAAAACTTTAAATCGTAGTACAACTGTTGTTGGTCGAGGTGTAGATACTTATTATAGTGAAAAATCATACAATAATGGATAATATTAGTGTTATTGAAGTCATGGGTCTATATGACGAAATGATTAAAATACAAGACGAGGATATCGATTTTGCCAAATCCAAAAAAAGTATCCCTGAATTTGATAATGATTTGGTTCTATATTACTATATTTGTGACTCATTATTAAAGGACCTTACAATATTAGAAGAATACGAGTTATGTTCTAAGATTAAAACACTTAAAGAAAAAATAGAATATTCACTTGACGAAGATTAGATTTTAAGAAATTTTTGACTTATCTTTACAGTGTAACAAAAACAAACGTTATTTACTTAATGGAAAATTAGTACTGATGCCGTTGTGGTGGAATTGGTAGACACGTTGGACTTAAAATCCAATGGACAGTAATGTCCGTGGCGGTTCGAGCCCGCCCAGCGGTACTAAAGAGAGGTAGTGAAGCTACAATGATATAGAAAAAGGTAAGGGTTAACCTCTATATCGTAGTAACCCCGAAAGACCCGAAACTTCTCTTTTTATGGACTCGTAGCTCAGCTGGATAGAGCATCTCCCTTCTAAGGAGACGGTCATAGGTTCGAATCCTATCGGGTTCACAAATTCTTAAAAAGAAACAAATGGGGAAAAACAAACCAAACATCTTCAAGGGAAGAACAAAAGAATGGGATATGGAGAAAGGTAAATTCAGACAGTATCGAAGTAATCAGGGTAGAAGTCCTGAACGAATGGAATCGTCATATAAAATTATGGGGATAGCTATTGTGGGGTTAGTGCTGATTTTCTTATTTCTACTTATATCTCAATAACCAATATGTAGAGTTAGTCAAATGGTACGACGCTCCAACCTTAAGACCGAAATCATCATACTAGTTACACGATGCGATTAAGTTGGTTAGGCAGAAGTAGGGGTTCGACCCCCCTACTCTACAGACTTCATAATATTAGGACTTTTAGCTCAGTTGGTTAGAGCACCGCACTCATAATGCGTAGGTCGAAGGTTCGAGTCCTTCAAGGTCCACAAGTGAGTTCTTTGACATAACAATTAAATAAAACAGAAATTATGGAAATAACATCATTTATTTTAGGTGTATGTACAGTCATTGTATTAGTAATGGTTGTGGGTACGTTTGTGAACTACATGACAACAAAGTCCTTAAAAGAGGAAATAAACCGACTGAATCGAGAAAACGAAATTCAGTATAACGAATCTGAAAAGATTAAAAAAGAACTAATTGATTATGTGGACAGTCTACATAATGTTAGTGAAAATAACATGAACGAAGTCTACCGTCATATTGACAGTAGAGTCGATAAAACTGTGAATAATGTGAGCGAACACGTTGCAGAAATTTACAGACAATTAGATAGTAACAAAAAATCCGTAGTTAACGGATAATAAATAAAACGTTAAAGAACTCACTTTTTTTAATAAAAACCTCGGTCAATAGTTGTTAATACTTATTATTATTACTAATTTTACATTATGAAAGAACTACACGAATTACATATTGCAATGTTAAATACTTATGATATATTAGCTGAAAACATGACTGTTGAAGATGTTATGGTGAGTACTGAAAGTTTTATGTTGTTTGACCCTACTGAGGGTATAAACTCAGACACCTGTGATACCCTTTTAGAACATTTTGAAGACTTAGAGGAGTATGAGAAGTGTAAGACAATATTAGAGTATAAAAAGACGCTATAATGGATACTGTATATCATGACAAAAGGGGTTATGAAAATATTATAGTAACCTTTTCAAGTGGGGTTAATAGGGTTTTAGGTGAAACCCCTAAAGAATTCAGTAAAATAATTACAAAATATAATTGTGATATTTTATACATTTATGACGACCTTCTTTCTTGGTATGTAAACGGAGTTAAAGGATATGAGTCGGTTAAATTACTTTCAGAGCACATTACAACTATAATTAGTGGATATAAAAATTCAGGATTTTTAGGGTCTAGTATGGGTGGTTACGCGGCCATATTATACTCGATATTTTGTAACCCAAATAAATGTTTGTCCTTCTGTCCTCAAACATTATTACAACATAAAAAAAGAGACCTATTCAACGACTTTAGATTTCCAATTTTAGAAAAAAATGGAATAATGAGTAACTACTATTTAGACTTAAAACCTTTTTTATTTAAAAATGATTTTAACACGATAATATCTATCATCTATAGCGGAGACAATAAATTTGACCTTAAACATGCGGAATGGGTGTCATCGTCTGACAATATCACTCTTTATCCTCAAGACAGTGATTTACATAATATTTGTGGAGTATTAAAACATAGAGGACAACTTTATAGTACTATCGAAAATACTTTTAATTTTTTATCTATAAACTAAATAAAAGGCTTATCTTTGTAGTGAACAGAAAAACAGATAAAGGTTATGTCAACAGAACTAAAAACACTTAAAGGACAGTTTCATAGTCAAAAGACTAATGAGATGGAGAACACTGAAATGTCATTAACACGATTCAGTGGTGGTAAAGAAGGGATGAAACTTCAATTAACAATGAGAGAGCAAGGAGACTTCTTTACTCATATCACCCTTAATACCGATGAGATAAAAAAACTAATTAAGGAACTACAAGATAATTTTAATTTAAAAGAAGAAACTGATGTCTGATTATTATGATAATAGTGACGATACGTTTGACAATAGTTTATTAGATGACTATATTACAACAACGTTAGATGAGATACAGAGTCAATACGTAATACCTAATGGTACTAAAGATATTGAAGTTGTTGATGAAATTGAAGTTATTGGTGATACCAAAATACTTTATACTAAATCAGGTAAGTCATTTGCCGAACATCAAGTGGAGAATATCGGAGTAGTGTATGAATACGTTACTAAAGATAGTGAGTAAAATAGGAGAAGTGGCAGAGTGGTCGAATGCACTGGTCTTGAAAACCAGCGTACTGCAAGGTACCGGGGGTTCGAATCCCTCCTTCTCCGCAACGGTCTGGTAGTTCAGTTGGTTAGAATACATGCCTGTCACGCATGGGGTCGCGAGTTCGAATCTCGTCCAGACCGCTAAAAGAAGATGAAGATGAAGGGGAGAATATTGTTATTGACATTATTTTTAAGTAGTATGGTGTGGTCACAGAATTGTTCACCATATTATAAAGTTAAAAATTGGGACGTGAATCAGGATGTATTTGCAACTGTTTCATTAATTAGTTGTTTTCACGCATACGGTGTCGCAACATCAATAGATTGGTATGACTACTCTGTAGGATTACATATGATGAGTAAAGGACATAACGGTACAGTGTATGGTTTTGTTAGTTACCAATACAGACCAATCAGGAAGGTTAAATTATCTGCAGGTCCATTATATCGTATAAACAACGATAGTGGTTTATTGTTAGGGCAGTATGGTGGTGATGTTTATATCTACAAACGAGTTTGGTTAACAGGTAGAGTTTTACAAATAAGGAGAGGTTTAAATTATCTTAATGTAGGACTAAAAGTGGTGATATAGTAAGTATCATGGCCCGTTCGTCTATCGGCTAGGACGCCAGGTTTTCATCCTGGTAAGAGGGGTTCGATTCCCCTACGGGCTACTTAATGGAAGAGAGGAAATCGGGATTCAGAAATGAGTCCCTTTTTTTATCGTTATCTTTAAATTATTTTGTATATTTACCACGTTAAATAATATAAAATATGACACGAACAATAATTGATGGGGTTAGATACCTGAAAAGAAAAACAACAACAGAGCTTACTGCGGATGAGAAAAAGAAACTTCTAAATGGAGAAATCGTTATGTCTCATTACGCCACAGATTACTTTTTTTATAAAATAATTAAATAGAAATATGATAACAGAATTTGAAGTACTAAACACTTACAGTAAACTTAAAAACGGGCATTACGGAGAAATAGGTAGTTTCGCTCACCATAAGACGTGTAGTCTAATATGTGTTGGTTCACTATTAACTGATGAAATGGATGAATTTAGAAAAAACTTTAAAGATGAATTATGGGATTGGTTTTTACAATCTAAAGATTATTACTATAATTCATTACATAAGAACCTTTAAATAAATAAAAATGTGTCTTCGTCTTCGTGGGTGTAGTAATCTTCGAAACCGTCGATAGTTGTAATGATGATTTCATTACTATCAATAGTCCCCTTAAATACATTATTTGATTTATCGGGCATTGGTAAAAGGTTAATAAATGTTGGTTTTTATGTAGTAGAGACCTACATTTTATAAATAGTGAAAAAAAAACGAATCTCAGGTTAAATATGAAAATATTATCAATAAATTTTGGATTTAATGGAAGTTTTTCTCTTCTCGTTGATGGTAAGATTATAAAACACACTTCATTCCATAAAATTAATTATGGAAATGACCGAAACATCATAAAAGATACGAGTCTTTCTTCTTTTATGTGGGGTGCGGATGTTACATTAGATGAAATCGATTGGGTCGTACTTGTTGGGTATAAAGAATCTGACTTCAACTTCGATAGAGTTGCCTTTGTTCCCGAGAGCGAATACGAAATTAGTCCTCACTACACTCGAAAAGATTTTAGATTGGATTCAAAACAAGTTACCGACTTAGGGTCGTTAAATCCTCCATTCACTAAAAAACCATATGACTATATTAAGGGGCACTTTATATATAAAGACTTTGTTATTAAGTCGTATATCATTTCTCCTGATTTGTCTTACAATGCTTATGGATACCTAACGTCTAACTTCACAAATTCAATTAACATAACCGTTAGTAGTTTTGATGAGACACCTGTAGATGGGTCTGTTGTTTCAGTAAGTAAGGGTAATAACATTTCTATAGTGAATAGACCGATGATATCCGTAGGTAAACTCTATCCTAAAATAACCGAATTATTAGGTTTTGGTTTGGGGTATTTAAATAGGAGTACGTTGTGTGATATGTCCACCAGATATAATATACCTGAGAACTTAAAAGACATAATCGACGAGGGGGTTAACAACCCACTTAGTAAGATAAAAGACAATTACGAATTAAACTTTTTCTTTCAACACAGTACGTCTCAATACAAACAAGACGAAAAAAGACATAAACAAATACCTTTTTCTTCGTTTAATGTGGACGATATTAATAGTAAATACGCACTTAAAACTGCGGCTATCACACAAAGAGTTATTGAAAATACTGTGATAAAACTAATAACTGAAAGTGTTAATAATTATTCAGGTAACTTTACTCATAACATAACACTTAGTGGTAGTGTGTTTGAAAACCGAAGACTTAATACTAAAATATTACAGACCTTTCCAGAATTAAACATTCATATTTCACCATTTAATAGTGAAGAAGTAACATCATTAGGAGGGGCATTATACGTTAATATGATAGAAGGAACTCGAAGAATCTATAATAGAGACTTTATTTTATCAACTTCCCCGTATTATGGTTCGTACGAAAATTTAGGTGACGAAATTAACTATTCCGACTTGTCGTTAAAATTAAAAACTGACCTGATTGGGTATAAAACTAATAACCCTGAGTGTACAGAAAAGAGTTATGGCTATACCGGGATACTATTTGATGTTAACTCTAAGGGATTTATAAATACTAAATCATTAATGATTAAAAACCCTTTTGAGAAACCTGTTGTCCTAATAAGTGAAGAATTTTATGTTAAACATTTTAATAATGTTAAATACACATACAATAACAATACATTGTCAAAACCTAAAAAACCACATCTATTTAAGGAGTTTATTCATGATGATGGTTATGTTAATTTGTTTGTTGTTAATGAAACTGTTACACCATTCTTACACCGTATATTAAAAAATACTAATAATGAATATTTGGGTCATTATGACTTTACTAGTGTGAAAAATAAACATATTAATTATATTCAGACTTTATTTGAAATATCGGACGATTTAGATATTAAAACTTTAATTATTGATAATAAAATACACCACATAGAATGATAGGAGAAAACCCAACCACCAAAAATGAATTAAATGAAATTTTATCATCAAACACTTTTAGAACGAAAGAGTTTAATCAGGTGTATAGTTTTTCTAACTCATTTGATGAATCTGAAATCCAACACATTATTGATTACTGCTCAACACTACCAGCGGTAAACGCCGAAATTGGTAGTGATATGGAATCAGAAGATATAAATGAAGGGGTTAGAAGTTCTATTGTTAGGTGGGTTCCAATGAACGAAGAGACCAAATATATTTACGAACGACTAATCAATATGGCATTAGAAGCTAATAATGAGTTATGGGGGTTTGACGTAAATAGTATTATAGAGGAAATACAATATACCGAATATTATGGAACTAACGACGGTCATTACGATTGGCATTTAGACATTGGAGATGAAATCGACTATCGTAAAATATCAATTACAGTACAACTCTCTGATAAGGACGAATATGAAGGAGGTCACTTAGAAATGAAAACAGGTCCTATAGATTTAATCACACCCAAAGAAAAGGGATTATCAACAATATTTCCTTCTTTTATGTTACATCGGGTGAATAAAGTAAAAACAGGGCTTCGTCGTTCTTTAGTGTTATGGATTAGTGGTCCACCCCTTAGGTAATGGTTTTAAACATAATACTTTACATATCGTTTGTAACCTGTTTAGTTATCTTAGTAATTCGTATAGCAGAAAGATTCCCTAACGCCTTAGATGTTGATATTACAGACCCATTAAGTGTCTTAGACGAAGAAGAACCCGTTAGTGATATATGTGTTGTTTGCGCAAGAAAAAAGGGGTCTGAACCCCTTTTAACCTGTAGTGATGAAAAATGTATTAACAATAGTGATACACACTAAATTCCATTTCTCGATATTCTATATTAAACTTACCTTGTTTTTTTCCTTCTTCAACAACTAATTTAAACTCCTCTCTATTAATTGTATTGTATTTCTTTTCACCTACTTTAAAACTTGATATCCCCAATCTTTCCGACTCATCATTCAAAGACAACCATTTTTGGTATTCTTCGTTTTGTCTATTAACGGTTTGTTCTTGTTTATGTAAATGTATTAAATCCTTTAGTTCCGATTTTGTTAACTCTCTAACTATGTGTTTTGAAAAACTATATGAGTTTCCATCATACAAAAAGTTAGAGGGTTTAGGTGTTTGGTTTTGTAAATCGTATAGTTCTTTACCATCAATGTGAACAGGTATTACCTCTTCACATTTATTGCTTAATTCTGGTGTAACAATACAATATCTAACCACTAAACTAGAACTATTTCTCCGTTAACTAATTGATGTGTCTCTGGTGAAAAATTCTCAGGCAATGAGCTAACCTCTATTATTGTGTGTGTTGTGTTATTAAACTCATCGAAAGTAACTACAGTGTCTTCGTGTTGACATACTAATACTCCGTCACTTAATTGTGAGTTTTCTGATAACCATGCTAATTCGATTTCACTTGAACCTATTTTTGTTACAATTGTATACATTTATATTATTTTTTAAAATTATTATTCTTCAGTTGAATCTTCTTCTGACGATTCTTCTAATGCTTCTTCAGTTTCATCCATGATTTTGTTAACCATAGCAGAACCTGCACCTGCCGCTGCTGCTCTACCTAAAGACATTAAAGCCGGATTTTCATTCAATTCCTCTTCAGTCATCCACCCTTCTTTAAGTGAAGTTTCTTTACATTTTTCACCGTATGATTCTACCATTTCGTTTAATGATTCACACATCTTACCGTATGATTCCATACACGTACCTTCGTTTGCACATGCTATTTCGTACATCATAGAACCACATTTTTCCATTAGTTCGTTTAATACGTTTAACTTTTCTTCAGATTCGTTTATCGTAAACTCAAATCTTGAAAAGTCTAATTTTTTAGTTGCTGATTCGTGAAGACCTTGTATTCTTTCAATCTCTTCTTGAATTAAGTTAAAATTTTTCATATCTGTTTTTGTTTATATATAAATACCATTAAGTTATGGTTTCTCCTTAATTTGTGTTTGCCACTCTTTAAAGTTGGTTCTTTTATTTTTAGGTACCCATTTCCAATGTTCGGACAAAGAAGAGTGTTCAATTTCGATATAATTAGGAATCAACTCTTTTTGATATTTCTCCCATAGTGTGTAAGTAACTTCTTCTAACCCATCGTCTTCAATACTTAGACTTAAATGAGACCCTTCGTTATTTATAAATTCTTCATATATAGGATATTCATACACATTAATTGACTGTATTATATTATTACGTTCTCGGTAATTCTTAATTTCCTCAATATCTTTATACATAAAGATTACTAATACATCTTTTAACTCATCAATCGACTTGTGAAGTAGACCTGAACATGAAGGACAAAACGCAACGTAATTGTCTGAAGAATTAAGTTTGTCTTTAAATGTTTCGTCATTATAAATAATTTCTTCCCATCTCTCATGGATTAAGTTATCATAATCAGAGTCTATTATATATGCGGTGATTTTATTACCAGCACCGTGAGGTCCTGTCACAATAACTTTACTGTATTTGTCTATTATCTCTTTATGGTCAAAATAATTTTTACTCATTTTCTATAAATTATAAGCAAATATAAGATATATATAAGAATATGTAAACGATTATGTACTATGAAGATTATGTGGTGATGACAAATACTGGTATGACAAATAAGTCTACCTTATTAGACACGTTAAAGAGTTACGAACTGTATAAACAGATGACGTATAGAGAATGGGAATCCACTATAACTTTCTCAACAGTGGATGGGTTTGATAATAATATGGAGGCTCTAATTTATTATGGTGGTATAACCTTAGAGAGATTAGAATATTATGAAAAGTACGAAGAATGTAAAAAATTAAATAACATTTTGAAACTTTACGAACCGATAATCAGAAAATAACCCAAAAATGTTTTGGTAATACAAACTTAATTCTTATCTTTGTTGAACATTAAAAGATAACAATTATGACCGTACACGAAAAATCTCAAGAGCAAAACCAATCTTCACTTAAAAAAGGAAAAATCATTTCCTCATTAACTAAGGGTAAGACCCGTGTTTATGAAGTTGAACTTCAAGGACGTGATTATTGGAGAACGTATACTGTTGAGTTTTTAATAGAAAATGTTTATTTTTTTAACAGTAGATTAGTATCTTTGGATTTAAAAATGACTAAAATCGCAAGTGGTAGTATGGATTTGACACGTTTCGAAACGGCTAAAGAGGATGTTGAAGTGTTCAAATCTCACAAAACCAAAGGAGAGTTAAGTCGATTAGTGGTTGATTTTTCAAGTAAAGCAAAGTCACAACTTCTAAAAGATAGTGTATTCAAAGCGGCGTGTTACGGAGTAAAACATCTACATATAAATAAAGTGGTAATATAATAATTATGAAAAGTAGTTTTAATCAATTCATACAAAAAACCTACGATGGTAGAGTAATAGACCCATCATATGTTCGATTCAGAGGTATGAAATCAATAGTAATAAATGTGGCATCAGAATGTGGGTACACGGATACTAACTATAAAGATATTTTTGAATTCGCAACCAAAATGAAAGACAAGGTATCGATATACCTATACCCTTCGAATGACTTTGGAGGTCAAGAACCTAAAAGTGAAGAAGAAATCGCTAAGTTCTGTGATAAGTATGGAGTCTTAGATTTATATCCTACGGTTAAACTAATGAATAAAATATCGGTTAAAGATAGTGAGTTATTTCAATACTTACAATATGACAACAACTTAACACAAGAAGGGGTTAATTGTGAAGTAACATGGAATTTTCAAAAGTTTTTAATTAATACTGACGGTAGTTTGTGGGGATATTTATACCCTGAAGAATCATTAACAAACCAAAAAAACATTGAGGAATGGTGTAATAATATGGAAATAATTAAAGATTATTAATATGTTGATAGAACCTAAAGAAAAGAATATTGAGAAAATGCCAAATCAAAAATGGCATCAAATCATATCGTTTATTAAATCAGGAATTCGTATATTTGGGTATTGTTTAATCCCGTTCGATTTAATTTCTGCGACTATAGTGTTAGTCATTTCAGAAATTATTGGAATAGTAGAAGAATTAGTGTAATGGAAAATATGTTTTTTGAATCCTTAAAAAAAGAATACTTTGTTTTAGTCGAATCTCGTGAAGAGGCACTATTTTTAGGTGACCACGATAAAATTAAAACAGTTGAAAGAATTATGGGTCATATATGGTCTTTGTTAAAAGAAGATTATTATAAAGACCCGGAGATAGTTTAATTAATGGGGGTGACTTGGAATTGATTGGCAGGGTCAGTTATACGGGGCACGTAGTGAGATGTTTCCTATCACTTTAATCTACGGTGACAATTTTTTTAGACGGCAACGTTTACAACGAGATGGCAATGTTCGGCTTAGTGGCTGACGAAGCTATCGTTAACGCATAGTTAGACTACGTGTTAACAGTAACCCACTCTAAGAGTCGGTTACATGGGGTCGGTCAGGACACATAACCTAGCAACAGAAGTCCGCAGTGTGGTAGAGTACGATTAAACCCTAAATTGAATCGTTCATTGGGTGTTGGTTGCAATGATAAATAATAACCAACAAATTTCGGAGTATTAGAAAATACTGACCTAAACGTGTAGTCCTTTATAGGTGGACTGAACAAGACCCGGGTTCGAAACCCGGCACCTCCACCATTAGATAAACCACTCCTTAATCGGGGTGGTTTTTTTATTATAGAACGTCTATACTTTACGGTTAGGTTTTGTATTATTAAATTATGAGAATTATATATAGTTTTAATACGAGTGTTGGGGATGACGACTATTTTAAAGGAGTTAATTTAGAACATAACTTTTTGTTCTATGAATTATCTATTAGGTTGTGTCGACAATATTATCCGGTGACGTTATATACTGATGAATACGGAGCAGAACGTTTAGGTCATTTAGTGGATGAGGTTAAAATGTTAAAAAAAGACCCTGAGAACTACATATGGAGTGAACCAAAGTTTGAGGCCATAAGTAATGAGACAGGAGACTTTTTACACGTTGATGGGGATTTGTTTATTACTAAACCTTTCACATTAAATGATTCTGATGTGTATTATGACCACACTGAAGTTACACTACACGAGTATTACTACAAAGAAAATTTAAAAAACTTTACAGATTATGGTATTGGTGAAGTATTCCCTGAATGGAGCAACAAATATTTGGGGGCGTTTAATATTGGTATTATGGGTTTTAGAACCGATGAAATAAAAAACATCTACTTAGATAGATATTTTAAGATGAAAGATTGGTTTTACAATGTGTTTCCACATGAAAAAGTCGAAGCTATAATACCAAGTATGACATTAGGGGAACATAGTTTAGCTTGTTTGTCTGAATATTATAATTGGAAATCCACTCCCTTATACGATGAAAACCAATATTTACATATGTATGGTGGACGTAAACATTTAGATATGTTTTATCAATTTGCTAAGTCATATTTAGAAAATAGGGAATTTAAAACATATAAAGACAATGGAAATATTATCACATAATCACAAACAAATAATAATCGATTTAAATAAAATCACAGATAATAAAATTAGTGTCGGAGGTAGTATTGAAGATTATTTATTACTCGGAACGGCGGATAAACCTATTGGGGATATTGATTTTATTATTGATGATAACGAAACCTTTGAAAAAATAAAAAATCACTTTGATTTACCAGAACGTAAACCTTCATACTATAGTCGTTTATGTGACTTTGAATTTAGAGATAAGTATACAATAACGATTAATGGGGTTACGGTAGATTTCTTGGTTAACACAGGGGAAAGTGTAGTTTGTAGTGAATTAACCGAAACAGTATATGACGACATACCTATTAAACATGGTACCCTTAAATGTAAAATAATTTTATTAGAAAATTGGATTAGAAATTCAATCCCTAATGATGTGTGGGCGCATGAAAAATTTAGTAAAATATTAAAAAAATATGAGGGTCTTAATAATATGTAATTCAAGATGTGGTTCAACAAATTTGATGAAATCAATCTCTTCATACTATAATATCCCTTCATTGTTTGAGCCTTTCAACACACAAAAAGAAATTCCTTTAAATGACCATGTGGTAGTAAAGACTTTGATTAATCATAACACCTTATCTGAATATATTAAACTTTCTAAGTATTTTGATAAAGTAATCTTACTTAGTCGTAGAGATATTATTGCCATGTCTGAATCGCTTTATTGGGTCTCTAAGACGTGGAGAGAAGATGGTTTTAAAACTGACACTAACTATCATCTATCCGAATATGAATATAACGAACAGATTGATGTTACTGAAAAAGAATTGCACCGTAAAGTAATTGATAGAGTTGAAATGATGAACAATTTATCTAAGGAGTTAAACATTCCTTTAGATTACTATGAAGACGTGTTTTATAAAAATAAACGTTTAAACGATAATGAAATTGGTTTGGACTTGAAGTTCTTAGATAATACCCTTAAACTTAGAAAGTAATGTTTGTTAAAAACAAAAGAGGACGGACTGTCCTCTTTTGGTAGATAATTTAACCCCCTTTTCTATTTAAGATTATGGTACGAAACCACTTGAATCTTAGTTGATTCATTTAATAAATATCTCGCATTATAATAAAGGCAAGGTCCTTATTTAAAAAAAACAATGACGTAAAAAAAGTATGATATTTAAAAAATTAAGTGACCACAAAAAAATTGACGTTGGGGAGTACGTAACCAACTATTTATTTGAAAATCCCGGCACCGACTTATACGTTGGGTGTGATTCACAAAATACTAAAAATTTTACAATTTACGCAACTGTTGTTGTTCTACATAAGAATAATAAAGGTGGTCATGTCTTATATTGTAAAGAATCCGTACCAAAAATACTAAACAACTTTAGTAAATTATGGGGTGAAGTGGACCGAAGTATCATACTAGCGAGTAAGTTAAATCACGAATTTGGTATTCCAATTAAATATGTAGATTTAGATTTAAACCCTGACCCGAAGTATCGGTCAAGTCAAGTATTAAGAGCGGCAGTTGGTTATGTTGAGTCTATGGGGTTTACTCCAAGAGTTAAACCTCAAGAATTATGGGCGATATCTGCTGCCGATTCTATATGTAAATAGTATTTATTAATATGAGTAAGATTAAAAACATAAAAATAACAGAAGAACAATTAAGACTTATCACTAAAGATTCTATTTTAGAAGGTGATAAAGTTAAGGCATTGATTAAACAATATGAGGTTATTAAAAATGATAACAAAAACTTACAAACCATAAAAGATTATTCGTCGGACTTTTTTGAGTTCTTAGATGATGTAAGAGAGAGTGGTGTGGTTAATATGTTTCAAGCTTCTGACTTATTATGGTCAGGTTCTGAGTTTATAGAAAAATACGCATATATTAAAGCCCCACATCTTAGTGATGATTTAGATGATGATGGAGATTTTTCAGAACATAAGGAGGCTTTTGATAGAGTCCTTTCAAATGCTGACGACATTAGGGACAAAATAATCTCAGTAACTATTGGTAGTGATGAGAATGGTGATATAAACAGACAAGTTAAATCATTATCGTCTAAAGTGTTGACAATGTGGATGAGACACTATGGTACCAAAAAAGGTAGAATGAAGACGGATGTGGATGAAATCGCTAGGACGTTGTCTAAGGCTAGAAGACACGGAAATGGTAATAGGTTTCCACAGTCAGCGGTTAAGGCGAATCCTAATCGTTTTAGACCCGCTAAGAGAGTGAATGAACACTTCTTTTTTGGAAATGAATCACCAGACGTACATTGTGATAACTGTGGACATTCTTGGGAAATAAGACCTGAAGATAAAGACCCACACTTATGTCATATGTGTGCTTACGACCAATCAACAGAAACATACGATTTAGATAAAGTAATTGACTTTTGGACAAATAAAAAAGAGAACTAATTTAGTTCTCTTTTTTTATATTAATATTTTTCACTTCTTACTATGCGAATGAAAAGTCTAAATCCATATCTGATAACTTATCCTTTAAGTTTGATGTTTTAGAACATACCACATCGTCTACCATATCGGTAAGTTTGTTGATTAACGAACTATCCTCAATAAATGACTTATCTAATTGTTGTCTTATGTTATCCATAATAACACTATCAAATGATAAGTTTGTTAACATCTTATCTAACATAAATTCAAACATACCTAAAATAAGTAATTTAGTCATTTTAGAACAATTGGTTATAGTTGAAACTATTTGTGTAAATGGCATGTCTGCGAAAGTTACCTGAACATACTTCTTGATGTTTTCATACATAGCACCATCTTCACCACCAATCTTTCCTAAGAATGGTTTTACAAACCAGTCCATTGCCTTACCGATAACCCATTCTTTAAGTTGTTCTTCAACGTTTCCACCAAAGTTTTTAAATAAACCACCAAAGAAATCAAATAGACCTTCATTAAGATTATTATCGTTATTAAACGATTCACGTAACATAAAATAACCTAACGGTTCTATGTGTTGTTCTGTGATTACAACATCACCAAACATTTTTTTATACCTTTCTTCTACGGTACTTGTTTTACTGTCATAAAGTTTAACTAAACTTTTATGTATTGATTCTTTTAATTCCATTTTATTGTTCTTTTTTTGTAAATATGTATATTTTATTTGATGAGAATAGTCTATTTCTAGATTTATCTAACATCCAATCACCTCCAAATACTTGTTCTAATTCACCTTCAATATTACTTAAAATATCGGTAATATCTTCAGTGGCGATATAAATAACTTTAGATTCGTTTGATGTTACTCTAACATTTTTTATACGATTTTTATCGAAACTTAATTTATTATTTGTTTTAGCGACTGCGTCGTCTCCAATTTCTTCTATCTTTTTAAGTTCTAATGGTGTCGGGTTTGAAATCTTACTGGTTGCATCAATGATTCTTTCTTCTTCCTTTTCATCTTTTTCATCCTCGTCATACTTCTTTATAACGAATGACCCATTATTTAATTTTTCGATGACTTTCTGTGCGTAAACAGTTTCTTCATCTTTAAGATATTCTTCAGAGGATACCTCCGAACCTAATGCCACAGACCCAATACTTGCTCGAGTACTGTCTTTTTCATAATGTTCTCTTGGGTTACCACCTTTCTCTACTAATATATCAATCAGTTTTTCAATATTAGTTTTTTCAGGGTCTACTACCGGTGGTGTTTCTACTCCTGAATCTGATTTACTAGAAACCTCTTTATCTGTAGTTGTATCTTCTGGTGAAGATTTAGAATCTTCAGGAGATGACTTAGTGTCGTCAGAAGGTGCTTCAATATTATTGGCTTTTCTATAAAGAGATAACATATGGTTATAAGCCTTTCTATTCACACCTACTCTGATATCTCCTATCATCACATCCTCAACGTCTTCTTGTTCGTTTAAAAGGTTTTTACTTAATGAATAACTCAATGTCTCATTAAGACCCTGTACGTTACGTACAACAGTCCCACGACTACCACAATCAATGTCTGTTGTTATAGCAACTGGTTGTGAATTAACTTTTTTATAGTATATGTTGGCAGTTAATACTCCTGATTTATTATAATAGAATATTGTTATCCAATTTTTTTCTGTCCTAATAGCTGCGTTATCGACTTCAGAACCACCTATTTTAGCGAATTTCAATCCACCTGTTGTATAACATGAGATATCACCTGAAAGTTTAGTTTCAAACTCACTTTGTATTTTACCTTCATATTTTGACATGTCGATTGAGTTTATTAGTAATGGTATCTCAGAAGTATCCCAGTCACCGTCTAACCTATCAAAATTATTAGTAAATAAAGAATTATTAAATTCGTGGGTTTCTTGCCCTGATTTAAAAAATTTAGGGTACCAATCCTTAATATTTTGAGCAGTACCACCAATACTTAATTCCATTATTGCTCCTTCAACGTAACCAATAACACTATTAGAAAAGACATCAATTTTGTCACTTTCTATTTTCTCCCAAAACTTTTCATAGGTAAATTCTTGGTTTCTTGACGCGAAATATACCCCAACTGTAAAGGCTTCTAATACTTCCCAAACTTTAAAATCTAAACCTTTCTTATCTACAATACTATTTGACTCCGCACCTGAAACTAAATTCTGTAAAATAACTAAAGAGTTATATAATTCGGTATTACTATCGATTCTACTACTAAGTTGATTAACAAATAATTTAGACGCTGAATTGATTACGGTGTCTAATTTACCAGAAAAAGGTTTTAGTTGTAATAACTTAACCCCTTTAGTTTTATCGACTAAATATGGTATTGATTTATTTACAACATCCTTAGCTCCGTCATATAAACCACTTACGGCACCAGTAGCGATATCCCATAAACCACCAACAAGACCGGGGTCTCCCTGTTCTGTTATGACAAAGTTTTTAGTTTCTACTTTGTTGATAAGACTTTTAATTCTGTTTAATTCTTTCATATCTACATTTCTCTTTTTTGTCCGTAATGTGAACCTTTTTTGTTTTTATCAGAACTTTGCTTCTTATACATATCTTTTTCGTCTTGTTTAATATAATCAGACTTTGATTGATATTCGGTCCCAAGTGTTCCTAATCCAGCCTTTAACATGGTCTTTCTAAGTTGACCCCAATTTGTGGTTGCATCCATAATCACCTTTCGGTCTGTAATGGTTTTAATGAATACAGAGAATCTTTGACTTGCGTCTGAAGAATTTAAGTAGTCTTTAAATATTTTAGGATTATTAAGTATTGTTAAGTTAGTAAATTCTCTCGTTAACTTATCACCTAATTTAGTTCTTAACATATATTGAGACACCGATTCTCCACTCTTCATTGCGGGTCCTGATATATTTTTTATCGATTGTTTAAAGATTGCGTTTTGAGATTCTTTACTTAGTAATGATGTTCCCGATTTCTGTAAATATTTACTAAACATATCTTGAGATGCGTAAAATATTCTTTTCCCCCCTATAGTTCCAAATCCAAAACCTTTAGCCACTAAACGACCTCTTTTAGTTAAAAGTTTAACAGGTACCTCAGCAACGGATAAACCCAATTTAGTCGCTGACTTAGTCGCTGCTTTACCACCTGATTTAGACAATTTTATTAGAAACTTTTCTAATTTAACTATTAAAGCAACACCAGCGGCTGCTAATTTATCATCTAATTTGGTTAATGGAATTATCGCTAACCCTTTAAATATGTTTTTAATAATACGAGTACCCTTAAGTACCGCATCTATATTCTTGATTAATATGTCTTTGAATTTATTAAACGCATTTAAGGCTTTTGGGTTTGACTTAACCGACTTCTCAAGTAAAGTAGCCGCCCCTTCACCAGTACCTTTTGTAAGTTCTTTAATTATCTTTGTTGCTGAAGCAACAGGAATAAACTTAAATATCATTTTAAATGGAATCGCAATTACCGAACCAACAACAGGTATTATCGCGATTACACTAATAATACCATTTAAACCATGGGGCATAAATTTTCCTTGTACACTTGCTCTTGTAAATGAAATTAATGCGTTAATAATATCAATCGCGTCTCCATACACAGGTACTAAACCCGCCCAATCAAATACTGTTTGAACATTGTCTAACCATTTTTGTTCGTTAATTTGAGTTTTGTTTGTGTTATCACCACTATTTTCTTTATAATCAAAGGTTAACAGGTTAAGTTGTCTTTGATTTTCTTCTAATAGAGTTTTAAGTTCTTTAATTTCTTTATCCTCAAATAGATTGTTAGTCTTTTCTATCATAATATTACGGTATTGGATTTGCTTTACCTCTCGTTAATTGTACGATATCAGACCATTTTGTTACATCAATATTATTGGCAGGACCTCTTTGTATTCCTGTCTCCCATTTAGGGTATGATGTAGTCCCTTCTCCACCTTCAACGTCATCTTGCTCTCCAATATCCGATTGTGGGGTTAGGTTTAATTTACTATATTGTTCTTTGGTTACTAATACCTTCATCTATATAAATATTTGTATTATAGAAAAAAGGTAATATAATACCTTAGAATGTAAATATAAGTATGTATTATTGATTGTTACGGATTTTTTGGAAATACTTAAACCTCATAGTATCCCAATTCTTTTCGTATTCTTCTTTTAGTAATAGGTTAATGTTTGGAGTCATTATTGTGTAACCCTCTGATACTGAATCGTGTTCTAATTCGAAGATACAATGACCCATTTCATGATAGGCAATGAATTTAAGTAGAAACTTATCAGTAATCTCATTATTTAAATATACATTACGATACTTGTATATTAAATTCTCATCGGTAATACATATACCAACAGTTTCTTCTGTCATAGACTTCAATTTCAAATTACTTAATTTAGGATAACTGCTCATATCTATTCCATGATTTTTGCAATCGTCTAAAAATTCTGTATAGACAGTGTATAACTCTTTATCTACATTAGTCCCTTTATGTCTTGGGGTGCATGTGGATAAGGTTGATATCAGTAGTATAATTAGTAGTTTCTTCATGTATGTGGTTTAACCTATAATAAATATCATTTAACCTTTGTTAGTATAAAAATAAATGTTATATTTGTATTATCAAAAATTAACTAAGCATGAGTAAAATAAAAGAATTTTATCTAAACAACTTAACGGAAGAGGAAATGAATCAAATACCACACCAAGGTATGGTTGATGACGGGGAATATAAAGATTATTTCATTAAAAGATTAAGAACTTTGATTATTGAGTTAAAAATGTCTGATAAAGACAATAAACTAAAAATTCAAAAACTACAACAGGACTTGGATAAAGTAACAAATGACATTTAATGGTAAAAAACAAAACAATATTTTGTGATATAGACGGAACTATATTTCATTATCGTAAGTTCGAAACTTATACAACATCAGAACCAACACCAATTGTAGATGTAATAGAAAAATTAAAAGAGTGGTATAATAATGGTGAACACATTATATTAACAACGGCAAGACCTGAGTATTTAAGATACCAAACTCAAAAAGAATTAACAAAACACGATATACCATATAACACGTTACTTATGGGTATCGGAAGGGGAGGGAGATATGTCATTAACGATATGGACCCAAACAAACCAGGAGAACGTGCAACAGGAATAAACTTAAAAAGAAATGAAGGATTTAAAGACATCGATTTATCGAATTTTAACTTGTAGTGTATTAGTATTATCATTGTTTAGTTGTGAGGCTGAATTTGATTTACCTGCAACACCAACACTAAGTGGAACGTATAAAGTAGAATTTATATCAGCAACAGGACAAAACTTAATCACAGGTCAAGTCATCGATACTATGATTGTTGCAGGAACCTTTTCAATGAAAGACCCGATAGAGCCATTAGATGTTTTAGATATTGGTGAGAGAATTCACTTCACATATGCTAAGGTATATGGAGGATACTATCTTTCTAATTTGGGCGATGAATGGGAATATGATTTTAATTACTACACGTATCAAGATTTAGCAACGGGAGAATATAGAAGAATTGAAATTGATTATTTCAACACTAAAAGAGTTTTCACTATTGTTGCGGATGGGATTGATTATCTAATACTATCGAGTTCAGGTCAGTGGGAAGATGGTTCTCCTGAAAAAACATTTACGAAATTTACAATGCACTTAGAACGTATCGGACCTTAAAGGGTTTCGTCTTCAGACTTAGGGTAGATATCATTACCCATTTGAGCGAATTTTTTAACTAATTCACCAGCTTTAGCGTTTGCTTCGTCTTCAATAGGTCCACCAACATCGGCAGGTTTTTCATCTAACTTACCTGTCTCATATTGCATGTGATGAGTCATTTCATGAGCGATTGAACGTAATACATCAATTAACTGTCTATCTCTACAGTATACTTTGATTGTTGATTTTTCACCACCACCATAATTGTAGACTGCGGTAGTTTTAATTCCGTTCTTATCGTTTTGTAAGATAACGTCAATATCTTCTTTAATTGATAGTTCTTTCTTAATAAACGTGACAAACTCCTCCACCATTTTCTTATCTGAACTTTCAAATTGAACTTTGTATTGAATCGATTCTTTTAATATGTTAATTAACTTCATAATAATAAATACTATAAAAATTCTTCTTTTGGTACTTCGTCAGAATAAATATCTAAATAATTTTCAATTATCTCTTCAATTATAGTGATGTCTTCCATTAATTCATCAACATCAAATTCCTCTAATATTGTTGGGTTACTTAATAGTGGTATTATCTCAATTAAGTTAAGGTTAATTAACCGATATGAATTATCGGAATCGTTATATAAGGTAAACTCAACTTCCAATGTTTCAATTAGTTGGTCGTATTGGAATTGGTATATTTCTTTTAATTTCATAGTTAGGTATACTTTTTAAAAATAAACTTCTACATTAAATATAATGAAAGTACCAAAAATCCGAAGTATTAATGATTGGTTTGAACATGAAGATGATATTCATGTAGATTTTATGTTAGATATTGACTATCATGACATAAAATTTACGGATGAGCACTCCAGATATTATACGATACCATTAGACGAAATTGAATCGTATTGTATCGATACAGATTTATTAATTGATTTTACTGACGAATGGGATTACGCAAGTGAGACAGTCACACAAAGATATGTGATGATACCGTTTGGTAATTGGATGGATGATTATTTTGATGACGACTTTCTAAGAGACTATTTAGTTCATAGAATGACTGAAGTAGGATTGCCTGATGTGGTTATTTTAGAATAATACTATCCATTAAACTTTTCAGTTGAGTTTCTGACAAATACGTGTCACCTAACTGTGTGGATTGAGTACCACCTTTAGGAGCCGTATAATCTTCAAGATAGTCGGCCATTTCTTTTTCAGAACCAAACGTAAGTCTATCCCCCTTACCTTTTTTATTTTCGTAAGTTACTCTGTCTTTAGATTGTTTAATTAATCCGTATTCTTTTTCTCCGTATTTAAATTCTTTAGGCCATTTAACCTTAGGACCAATTTTAGGTTCTTTTTCAAACTCTTTAGTGAACTTAGTTATGAACTGTTCTAAGAACAAAGACCCTTTAAAAGTAATACCTAATATTACGTAGTTAAACATATTGTCAATGTTAAAATCTGAGTTACGACCCATAAGTTCTGATATCCCCATCATAAGTGGTTGTAAAACAAATGCAAACCCTAATATCCCCGACATAGTACCGACACTATAACCCATATCTTTTAATATGTCAGAACCAATCTTAAGTAATTTTGTTAGTTGTGTTTTTGTCTCCTCAACTTTAACCTCTAAATCTCTAGATTCTAAATATGACTTAAGTTCTTTACCTTGTTTTATTCTATCATAGGATTTAAAAATAAATGAACATGTAGCGGCCAATGCGATAGAAGTGATATCATCAGAAGTTAAAGTCGGATACTCCCCAACTAAAAATTGGTGTATTGGTTGATACGTCGCCTCAATCATTAAAGAGAATGTAGGGACTAATTTTAGATTAAATAACACTGACTTTATTGTGTCATCGTTAGTTGATTTAATTAACTCTTCTAATTTTTCCGATTTATATTTACTCATAACATTTCTTTAATTCTCTTAGGTAAATCATTTCTATTTTTATTCCAATGAATCTGAAGTTTAAAACTTCTTCTTAGCCTATCATCTTCTTCGTCAGTGATTATATTACCGTTAGTATATACTTTGTACATTAATAAATCTAAAAACTTTGTTGTCGTCTCTTTATTGTTTTTCATTTATTTAATATCTTTATACTATAAATATAAATACTTACACAGAAGAATAAATGGAAGTTAACGTTATAATTATTGATAATTTTTATCAAGACCCTGATGAAGTTAGGGAATTTGCTCTTAGCCAAGAGTTTGGTGTTAGAGGTAATTACCCTGGTAATAGAACAGAATCGTTTCTAAATGATGAGTTAAAACATTACATTAATAGTATTATTGAACCACACGATGGTAAGATAACATACTGGGGGGCTAACGATGGTCAGGATATGTATACGGGGGCGTTTCAAATAACCACATCGTCTGACAGGACTTGGATACACTCTGATAGTACCACAGGTTGGGCTGGTGTATGTTACTTATCACCAAACGCACCACATACGGGAGGTACAGGATTGTTTAGACATAAAGAGACCGGTGTGTATAGAGTACCTAGAGATGTTAATGGTGAAAGAGCCTCATTCAATGAAGAACCCTTATCGTTAATGGAAAACGATTACCAAGATTATACTAAATGGGAATTAGTGGATACTGTTGGTAACGTATATAATAGATTAGTGTTATACAGAGGAGACATTTTTCATGCGTCATTAGATTACTTTGGTCATGATAATGAGAGTGGTAGGTTATTTCAAACGTTTTTCTTCAGTACAGAAAATACTTAAAAATAAAAAAGAGGACCTAAGTCCTCTTTTTTTATGTATGTTTGTTAAATTTGTTTAACCCATTAAAGCCGTTATGGTTTTAGGTCCAACAATACCATCAGGTTTTAAGTTGTTCATCGATTGAAATGCCGTTACTAATGCTGCGGTTTTAGGTCCGTAATTACCTAAATCTGATTGTTCAAAATCTATAGTAACACCAATAGTGTCCATCTTAGAAATTAAAAGTTCCTGAACGCTAACGACAGTATCTGAAGTTTCGTTACCTTGACCTTTCTTTAAGAACTGTTCTCCTGATTTAATTTTTTCAATGTCAAACGGGTCTGAAGACACTTCTTCTTCATTTTCTTCAGTATAACCTGGAAGTTCAACACCTATAGTCTTAAGGTGTGATAAAACTTCAGTTTCCTCTGTAGAACCGTTACCCAACTCATCAGATACGAAGTATTCAAAACCTTGTGTTTCGTCACCAAAGTCTGTTGCTTTTAATAATTCATCAACTTGGTTAAATTCTTCTTTAGATTTAATGTCTTTAACCGCAGAAATAAATTTAACGTTCTTTGTTCCTATACCATCAGCTGCGTCATATATTTTATTAGCAATTGCTTCGACACCACTAACGGTCTCTTCTTGCTCTTCTAATTCTATACTATCTTCTATTGAGTATTGAGATTCGTTAACTAATAACCCTCTACTTCTATCATAAGACATAATTTGTCTTAACCTGTTAATATTTTCGTTTATATTTTTCATTTTAATATTGTTTTATCACTATAAATAGTCTTTTTATTTAAATAACCTATAAATCCAATTATATTTTTTTCTATTATTTATATATTTGTAGTCGTATTCGTTACTGTAAGCTTCACGCTCAAATGAAATATTGTAATATGCGTCCTTACCATAGAAGAAAAGTTTTATGAACCACTCTGTGACGTATATCACATAAAAAGGTATCACTAAAAGTTCTTCCTGTTGTTTAATATGGATAGATTCGTGATTAACAATTCGTTTACCGTAATCAGCGTTTGGTACATTATATCGTTCTCTAAGTATAATAAATGGCCATAATGTGATACCACCTATTTTCATAAACCAACTTAATCTGTCTAATGTTTTATCGTTATACTTTATAATTGGTGTTTTCATCTAATTAAAGATTTTTCAACTCTGGTGGTAACATACTAACAGGTATGCCGAATTTCTTCTTTTCAGGACCGCCTTTAAAATTAAATCCATCAATTGATGTCTCATATCCATTAACACTTGCCCATGTCTTATGACCAGCATTTAGAACTTGTCCGACAACGAATGGGAATCTAATGTTATATTTGTTTATAATGTCCACAATCTGACCGTTAGGGTGTTTCTCCACAGTAATAGTCACTTTAGGGTTAACTATTTTTCTAAACACAACCTTATCGACTCTTCTTCTCATAAATGAGTTATCTTCATTTAAATCTTGAATCTCATCAACAGTGGTTACTACTTCAGGGTAAATCATACCTAAATTTTTATCGTCTTTACCTTCGTAATCTACTTTATTTAGAACTGTTCTAATTGAGTTAAGTGCTCCCGCTCTTTTATCGTTTGTGTCTACAACTGACCATGGAATTACCTCGGCAGTTTGTTTCAATGCCTTTTCTTTGTATTCAGTATAGTCGTCCCACTTATCAATAGAAGCCTCATCGTTAGGTGAGAATTTCCAATACTTAAGTGGTGAGTTCTTTCTCATATCAAAACGTTTCCTTTGTGTGTCTTGTGTTATAGATAACCAAAACTTAAAGACATCGTATCCTTTGGATAAAAGTGAACTTTCAAAACTACCCACATTCTCCATAAAGTCAGAATATTCTTCCATTGTTGAGTATCCCATAACTGGTTCCACAATACCTCTATTATACCAACTTCTGTCAAAGAATATGATTTTACCTGATTCGATTTCTCTTTCGTATCTATCAAACCAATTCTTTTTTTCTTCGGGGGTTGGTATTCCTAAAGCAACTACCTTATAGTATTGTGGTTGTAGGTATTCTATAAATTTTTTAATTGTTGACCCTTTACCTGCCGAATCCCTACCTTCAAATACAATAACAACAGATTTACCTGTTTTCTTAACGTGTTCCTGTAATTTCAATAGTTCTACCTGTAAAGGTCTTAGTTCTTTTATAAATGATTTTCTACCGATTTTAGATTTTTCTTGTTCCTCATCATCATCAACGAAATAACTATCTTCGTGTTCAGGTTCAGGAGAAACTCTATCGGTAAGTGATTTCTTATATTTTTCGATATATTTTATGACATTATCTTCTACGTTACCAGACTTAAGTGATTTTCTATCTAAATTACGTAAAAAATCTTTGGTAACATCTTCATCTGTTAATCCAACAATAAGGTCATCGTATTTGGATGGTTCGATATCTAACTCATAAAATTTAGTTAGTAAGTCCACTACCGATTCATTGAGTGAATAAAGTTTTGTTGCAAACTGTTCTTTATTATTATACAAATATTGTAAAACCTCAGGTCTTAGATATGCTTTTAAATCATCAGTAAATAACGAGTAAACTCTATCTATTGGTTTATTACCATCTTCATTTGGTAAATATGAATCGACCTCATCTTTGGTTACGAACGGGAATTTTAATTGGTATTCCTCTAAACCCTCTTTGGGTTTTATACCTATTGAGTGGTATTTAGTACCTCCGGACATTAATTCTCCACGATTAAGTATTCTATCGATTAAACCATATTCACCCAATAATGGGCACATACTGTAGTATATAGACCTTTCTTCTTTAACTAAACGTGCAAAAATAAATGTAATATTAGTATCCTTAAAACAAGTCATTAAAAACTCTGACTTATCTTCTTTACTATAATCATCACTCCTTAAGAAAGTCATTACGTTTTTTAGTGATTCATCATTTTCGTTGTCCTTATATTTAACCCTCTTATACTTATCGAATACCCCCTTATAAGAACCTAGTTTAAAACGTTCTGTACGTTTAATACCATCTGAAACGATTTTTAAAGAATAATGATTACCCTTAATTATAATGTCCGCTTTTGGGTTCTTTTCATTGTTTGACGGGTCTTCATAATTTAATTTTGCGGTTGTTTCACCACCAAATAATCCTGCGAATATTCCTTCAAACGAGAAACCTCTACCATCGGTAGTTCCTGAAAATCTGTTCCAATACTCGTGAAATCTAATCCTATCTTTTACCTTTAATGCCTTATCAGGGTTTTCATAATTAACACCTAATTTAAGTCTCATTGCATTCCCTTCATCTCCTTTCATGATACCTTTTACCATATCCGAAGATGCTATGTTGTCCATGTGTATACCGCCTAACAACTTAATTGCCTTAATTATATGGTCTTCAGACGATTCATTAAGAATATTGACTATCTGTTTATTTGTGAATTTTATCTTCATTGTTTTAACGTTATGTATATAAATATTAAATAATTCACTAATTATGTCTATAGTATAATATAAAACATAATTAACTCTACTTTTGGTTTTAACCAAATCTATTTATATATTTACAGAATAATCTAATTAATATAATAACAAATGGGGAAGTATACTAAAATGATTGTTTCGGATATCATGTTTGTGGAGACTAAGAACACTGATTATGTCGTTAAAGATGACGGAGTAGTATTTAATGACGGGGTTAGTTTCTTTAAGGGAGATAATATTTCATTTGGTTATGATACTTTGATTATTAAAACAGTCCCTGAATTAGTGTTACAAGGTTCTGGTAATTGGGTAAAAGTGACGTTTAAAGTATAATACTCGAAAAAAAAATCAGATTAAGTCTGTAGTTTTTATAGAAATTAACTATTTATTAGTATACTCGTAATAATGATGTGTCTTAAAATTAGTTAATTGGCAGATATTTCATATTAACATACCTTATTAAAATAATAAATTAGGACCTCTACTGAGGTTCTTTTTTTTTCTCTCATATTGATTTTACGTTTGATTGTGTCTATACTTAAGGTATGGATAAAAAAGACCTTTGTGTACTTTGTGGGGCTCAGACACCATACACCTTTAACACTTCAATATATCAACGAATTGGTTATATTGAGGGTGCCGGTCAAGGGTGTTACATTAAACCGTTTTCAACGAATAATAAAGTTGAGGAATGTCCTGAAGGTAAAAACAATCGTAATAAACAAATCCATTTAAAATAACATATGATATATTGGTTTACAGGCCAACCTGGCCACGGAAAAACTGTCTTAGCTAAGACATTAAAAGAGTATTTAGAGGTTAACTATCCACATAAAAAGACTATATTTCATGTAGATGGTGATGACCTAAGAGAATTAACCGCAAATAAAGATTACTCTAAAAAGGGTAGGGAGGCTAATATTGAGAGAGCACAAAACATATCTCAATACCTAAATAACAAAGGAAATGATGTCGTTGTTTCTTTAGTGGCACCTTACGAAAATATGAGACAATCTTTCAAAGACCGATTAGGTGATGAGGTTAAAGAATTCTTTGTTCACACAACAGAGATAAGAGGAAGAGAGCATTTTCATAGTGATGAATATGTACAACCTAAAAAAGATTTCTTAGATGTTGATACAACAGATGTACCTGTTGAATCTTCATTAGTTGAAATAATAAACTATTTAAACATTTAAAAAAATGGAAGAAGGATTAAACGCAACACCAACAAACTTGGCAGAAAACGCTATCATATTTAACGTTACAGGTTTAGATGTTCCAGTTTTAGAATTAAGACAAAACGGGGATATTATGGTAAAAGGTAATTTAGTAGAAAATGATACTGAATTAGTTGACGCATTAAGAGAGTTTATCTCAGCAGAATAAATTAAAAACAAATGAACTATGGCAGAATTTAAAGCGAAAGCAGATAAAGAGTCATCCACATCAGATGTTAAATACTCATTCTTCGCAGGAAGATGGCAACCATTACACAAAGGTCACCTTTGGTTAATCAATGAAAGACTAAAGGAGGGTTATAATGTGTGGTTAGGTATTAGAGATGTGAAACCAGATGAAAAAAATCCTTGGACGGCAGAACAAATCTTAGAGATGGTAAAGGAAGGGGAGTTAAAAGACTTAATAAACGAAGGAAAGGTATTACCAACAATTATTCCTGACATTGAATCTATCAACTATGGTAGAGGTGTTGGTTATGATATTATTGAACACGTACCACCAACAGAGATTGGAGATATTTCAGCAACCTCTATTAGAGAGCAAATGAAAGTTGACGGTAAGTTATGACTAAGAAGACTAAAGTCACTCTTAAGCGTCACTTTTTAAAGACGTTAACTTGGAGACTTGTTGGTACTGTTGATACCATTTTATTAAGTTGGTATATTAGTGGTGACCCACTAATTGGATTGAGTATTGGTGGGGCGGAAGTCGTAACCAAAATGATATTGTATTTTGTACATGAAAGAATTTGGTATAAATATACTGATATAGGGGTTAAAAGATAATATATATGGACAATGTTTTTGATTGGGGTAAGGTAATAGATGAATACCCTCTTTCTTTTAAATTTTTTAAGGAGACGGTTTTTCCAAACACACCAATCGTTAATAGGTCAATATTATCTCTATACCATATAAGGAGTCTTTATTATTTTTTTGACTCTATAGGTATCATTTTAAGTGTTGAATGTTTTAATGAATCTCAATGGGTTGGTCATATACAACTACGTAGTGGTTTTTCATTCTCAATTAAAGGGTATCACTCAAGTAGGTCTGAATTAGAAAACAGTGCGTTTATAGATTGTTTCGAACAATTAGAAGTTAGACTTAATAATTTAAAAAATAAAAACTATTGAATTTAAGATAGTAAAACACTATATTAATGTTATTATGATTAACAAAGACTTAAACATACGAGAGTTAAAATATCAATTTTTAAAAAACGGTATTGTTACAATTAATGATTGGTTAGATGAAGAATACGCAGAAAAACTGTGGAATCATTTAAATTCAATGCCTCAAGATTGGTGGAATGTTTCGTCCAGACCGTCTAAAGACCAAGACATGCACATTACAAGATGGACAGAAGATAATCTAGATTATATTAAAACATCTGATGAAACTGCTAGAAAGGCTTTTAGTGAAGACAAATTTTCTTATAGTTTTAGAAGGACAAACGATGACCACGTAGATGGTTGTTGGTGTGAGGAATGTCAATTCAGACATGACGTACTGTCAGAAGAGGTAGTATCTTTTTTAGATTATTTAACAGGATATAAAGTAACAAAAATTAATGAGTTATTTGCTTCGTGGTATACGGATAGAGATTTCTTATCTCCTCATAGTGACGGACCAAACGGGGTGTTAGGGTTTGTATATAACTTAAGTAAAGATTGGAAACCTCAATATGGTGGTAACTTACATTTTCAAGATAAAATGAACGAAAACTTGATTGAGAAAATAAATGTTCCTAAATTTAATACACTAACGATGTTTGATTTAGCTACGAGTATGGGTCATATGCACTACGTATCCGAAGTTGTACCAAATGTAAAGGCAAAAAGATTAGCCATGGCCGGTTGGTGGGGACAAGAAACAGGTAATAAAAATACATTAAACTATTAAAATGGAATTAAAAAACACAATAGGTCACTTTGAAGGAGCATTTACTCGTGAAGAGTGTGACTTAATTTTAGAAAGATTCGAAAGAGCAAAAACATTAAAATTAGCATATCAGGGACAATCAGGTTCAGGAGTGAACGATACAATAAAATCATCGATTGATTTTGATATTCTTTCGTCACCAGTAGAAGACGATGTATTATTTGGTTATGGTGTAATTGAAAAATTTAATGAAATTGTTGTAAACCAATATTTAGGTAGTTTCCCTCACCAAGACGAGACTAAACCAGGTGAGGATTTATTCTTGGCACCTACTTTCTATGAACTACTACAGGTTCAAGAATATCCTAAATCTACAGGTCACTATAACGCATGGCACGCAGAGACAGGAACCTTCGAAATGAGTAGAAGATTATTTTCTTTCTTACTTTACTTAGACGACGTAGAAGAAGGTGGAGAAACCGATTTTATATATGCCAATGGCGAAGATGGTAAAATGTTATCATTCAAACCGAAAAAGGGTACATTATTAATTCATCCAGCGTCTTTCCCTTATATACATAGAGGAAGAACCCCAATGTCTTCAAATAAAACAATATTAACCACGTGGCTATCATATGAACCTGAATACGAATAATATTAATCAGAAAACATTATCAAAAGCTTTTTATGAGGTGATGACTGACTTAGCAAAATCTGAAGACGACCCTATACTATTAGGGTGGAGAGACAGAGACAGTCAAACCGATAGGTTTAATGTATTCTTAGATTATGTCCAAAATGGGGATAGAGTTTTGGATTTTGGTTCTGGTTTATCTGACCTTTATGGTCATTTAAAATTGAATGATATTACTGTAGATTACACAGGGGTAGACATCATGCCTGATTTCATAAAAATAGCAAAAGAAAGGTATGGTGATGAAATTAGAGTGTTGAATACTAACATTCTATATTTCTTAGAAAAGTTTGAATGGACTTACGCAAGTGGGGTATTTTCAATAGGGTTTGATGAAAAAGAATTGATAGAACATATTTCACATTTCTTATCTATTAGTAATGTGGGTATTTGTTTAAACCTATTAGATAAAGAACATTTTATAGGTGAAGTTCAAGTGTCTTTTAATAAGAAAGAATTGGTCAAGAAATTAACCAACGAATTTAAAGATGTTGAGATAACATTAATTGATGACTATTCAGTAGATGATTTTTCACTGATTTTAGTTAAAAAATAAAAATTTTTATATTTTGCTTTATTTATAATAGAAATAAATGTAAACTTACAATAGTAAAAACACAATAAAATAGTATATGTCTAATACACAATTAAGTACAATTGCCACCCTCGTCTCTAGTAAGATGAATAACATCATAGGGAAGGTAAACGAACATACAAACCAAAAAGCTGATATTGATAGTCCGTCATTTACAGGTGATGTTTCTATTCAAAACTTAGGAAGTGATTTAGTACCGTCTAATAACGGATTATATAATTTAGGTTCTTCAACTAAGAGGTATGGGAAAACATACACTGAAGAATTATATGTGTCAGATATTTTAAAAGTCACTAAAGAATCGAATAGCGTTATTTTTAGATTTACTTCGAGTGATACTACAATTACAGATAGTATTGCAATTACTGACGGAGGAAAAGTAAAAATTAGTGATTCATATTCATTACCGTCATCTGATGGTACATTAGGACAAGTAATGGCAACCGATGGTAATGGTAACGTCATCTTTAAGACAATTGAAAATGAATCGGCAGATTTCGCACAATACATACTAAGTACTGATTTTACTTCTGATGGTTCTACAACATCATATACAGTAGAGGCGACAACATTAAATAAAGTTCTTTATGTGGAGTTAAATGGTCTTATACAGAAGAAGGGTACTGACTATACTGTTAGTGGTAAGGTTATTACATTCGCTGAAGCTCCACAGTCGGGGATGTCAGGTACTATCATGTTTTGGGGTAATGATATTACGTCAGCAGTTTCTACTACAGATATCATAGGAAATGGTTCTACATCTAACTACACTACGACGGATACTTTAAATAAGGCTATATTAGTCGAAGTTAACGGACTCATCCAAAAGAAAGGTGTGAACTATACTGTAAATGTCGTTAATAGTCGAATAGAATTTACTGACCCACTTCCATCAGGTTCTACAGGTACAATAGTCCACGTATAATCGACGAAGTCGTTTCCGGCGTACGAAAGACACTACAAAGTTAATTAAACTCATCAGAAACGATGGGTTTTCTTTTTTATAGACAATCTCAACAATCCGACGAAGTCGTTTCCGGCGCATGAAAGGGACTACAAAGTTAATTAAATCGATGGTTTTACGAGGGAAATCGTCAATAATTTAAAAAGACCCCCATTCAGACATTTCTTCAACAAAACCACCAACCGACGAAGGTCGTTACCGGCGTATGAAAGACACTACAAAGTTAGTTTTAGACTTCTAATTTATATCTCTTAAGAATATTACAAAATACATCAGTAATTCGTTAACCCACTCCCATTCGGTCGTGGCAAACACGATTTACAGATTTACTTATAATGAGTGAGAAGGATATTCAGAGGAAGAAGTGTTTAGTTCTATACCTAATAACTCATTAAATAATGGGTTTATATGTTTAGCAACTGAAGGGAGTAAGGGTAATGTGAACTCATACGAAGGGTGTGTATAAATTTCAATGTCTCCGACATTAATGTTCATGGGACACATTTTTATTAGTTCCTTCTGATACTCCATTACAGAATCACATAAAACCTGTGATAAGGAATCATCTTCCATATACTCAGTAAACTGATGTACAATGTGAGGATGATGTTTATCTAAAAGGTATTTACTATAATCATCTTCATCAGGGTACGGAAGGAGGATATCCTTAAGATAATCTTCTTCAGTTATGTTTAATCCGTAGTTATCATCTATTACGTTTAATTTAAGGAATATCTCTCTTAGTATACAGTATTCTAATATCATTATATTAGGAACATCATCTAAGTGATTATTATCCAAGATATCCTTATAGGTTTCAAATAAAAGGTATCTCATATCATTCGTTACAGAGACTTCAATTAAACGTACAAAGTGTTTATCCATAGGGTTACTCACATTATAGTTTATAAGTTTACTATCACATTTAAGTATTAGTTCTCTTAATGTAAGTATTTCTTGAATATATCTTTCATTATCCTTATACTTAGTAAGGATACCATGTACTACATCATATACAGGTATTTTGAATCTATTATCCCATATACTTTCTTTAAGAATCTTATATGTTGATAAATTTACTTTCATTACTATGATATTAATATTTGGAAAGATTATATTTGTATTACTTAGAAAGTAATCAAAGGTCCGCGGCCTTACCACATAAAATAATATATATAGAGAAAAAAAAGTATAGTGTTACAGAGGGAAGAGATAGAACGTATAGAAAAACAAAGGTATAGAATCGTAGAAACTAAGATTCGTAATATAGTCTCTTATGTGGTAGAATATAGAACCTTTAATTATATCATCTTTAAAACATGGAAACCCATAGTGATGTGTAATACCTTCGATGAATGTGTGAAAAAGATAGACCGTTTAGTTAGTTTAAAAATAAGTGAATTTTAATTTGTCTTTTACGAATAAATAGATTAATATAATTATATGGGTTCATAAATTAATACCCTTAATAGAATTATGTCAGAAAATAATAACAAAAACAATGTTAGTGGTAGTCCAAAACCTAAGAAAAGGAGATACTACCATAACAATAACAATAAGAAGAAGAAAGAGACTTCAGGTCCTAAAATACAACCTAAAAGTTATACCCCTAAAACAAAACAAATAGACACCTTTACTGAGTTACAATACTCCGATAAGGTTATATATGTGTTAGGTGGGGTTACGTTAATTGCGTCAATCGCTATGTGGTTCATGGGTCATAGAGAAGAAGCTACCTATATTGGTGTTTGGGTACCTGGTATCTTTAGTGCTGGTACCTTCATAAGATTTTCATTAACAAGAGCTAAGAGAAGATAAAATGGATAACTACATAGTATTATATGGTATAGTTGTTTTTGTCGTGTTTATTAAATACGCATGGATAGAATATATTGTAATGAGAAAGAATCCTTCTAAATATAGAAAGGACTTTGTCAGTAATACAACACGTAGAGAAATTATCTTTGAAATACTTCACAAATTATATACACACCCTACCTTTACTAAAGGAAATAAATCTTCTGTGACCGATAATATAACAACGATTAGGTCGGTCGTTAAACAATACCTTAAAGATAGTGAGTCTAATGATGAGAACCCCAAAGATAGAAAGAATAAAGGTAGGTGATTACTACGTTTATACTACGGAATTTCAAAAAATAAAAGATTTAGACGACGATAAGTTAATTAAAGATATATGGTCTGATGATTATTTAGGTACTAATAAGAATGAAGATGGTGTTATAGTAGACCAAGGACCTGGGGTACATTTTTCATTGGATGTTGATAACTTACCTTACTTCGCAAATGACCCTTATTGGTTTGCATTGACATTCGCTCGTTCACTCAGAAGTTTAGAGGGTAAAAATTTAGACTTACTTAATTCTACATTATGGATTATTGCCGCACAGGACGAACATACACCATATTGGCATACACATCGTAAAAATATCGCAGACCCAAGAATTGAAGGTGATGATAATCAGGTCGATTCGACTTATTCGTTTTCCTTTTACTTAAACACTTTAGAGTGTGGTTCCCCATATTCTGATTTATTATTTGCACACAAAGAAGACGTATACTCAATGCCGGTTACTAAAGGTAAGATGTGTTTCTTTGATGGTGATGTATTTCATAAACCAAAGTTAGTACCTAAAGAATTTGGTTGGAGGTATTGTATTGCGGGTGACTTACTATTTCATGAATAGATATGTTAGATAACCTACTAAGTAAATTAAAGGATAGTGTGGATGGTAACACGTTCAGTAAGGTAAGAACGTTACTAAGTTTAGAACCGACTGTTTATGATAAGTCATATGATTTCCCAAATCGAGGTGGTGATATTGCCGTTGTATGGTATCTATTTGGTTTAAAACCTGAGTATATATATTTGGGATATTATTCCGTAGTATCTTTCTTACGTAGAACCGATTTAAAAGATTTTGACAGATACATATGTGTTCCTGAAGACTATGCGTTTATGGAATATATGCCGTTGTTTGAAGAGTTAGGTTTTAAAATACATACATCGTCATATCATTTCAAAGCACTTAAACCTGATTCATCTCTAATCGATAACTATGATTACTTAATCACGTTAGACACTGACATATATTCTTTTGATGTTAGTGGGAATAGATACCCTTATTTTGAAGGTATTGAAGAGTTAGTTAAGTCCTACCGTAAGATTGGTGTTCGTCTTCCTTTTATGTGTGCCTCTTTAAACACAGGGTTTGGTCATCACATTAATAGACTTTCCGATATTATTTCAATTATTTCAGATGAGCCTGAGAAAACTAGAATAAATAAATACATATGGGAGTCAGAACATTATGATGGTGAAACTGCGTTTGATAATATTATAACTACGGATAAGTCTGACGATATACTATTCATTTTAAACTCAGTTGTTGATTACCTATCGATACCGTTCACTAGTGAAGAGGATAAGAAAAATTTGGTTGAAAATGCTTATAATAAGTTCTTATGTCATCCGTGGCCAGTTAATGAGATATTTTCGTATCCGACCGAAATATTTAAAAAACACGGTATTCATGAGATTATAAACAAATTCCAATCAGTACAACGATGGTTTTGGGACGATGAATTAGTGTATAAATTATATTATACATTGTATGTTATGGACGACACCTTTTCGTTTACTCAACTAATGGGTTATAATCATTTTGATAATACAACTAATCGTGTATATGCAAATGATAAAGACGAGGATTTAAAACCAAATACTTTATACTTCACACATCCGTTTAACGAGATTAATGTCGATGATGTGGTATCAGTGAACACATTATTAAAAAGAATCGGTTACATCCCGTCTACTAAGTCGTAGAGAGTATTAATCTTAGTGATTAATGTTGTTTTTTCCGTCTGTGTTAAGAATCCTTTGTTTTCAACAAACATCTTTAGACTTGGATTACCATCATCGTTTTTTAAGTACCCTAACGTAACCTGAATTCCTTCATTAGTTAAAAGTGTAAAGTCACTGTTGTTATTCGCACCGTCAATAAGAAAGTCTAACCCAAATTTTACTGATTCGTAAAACATATCGTCACTAGTTATGTAACCCATAGTAAAAACATCATCATACATACGTTGACTGTTAGGTGAACGGTTAACAATACTTTTAAGGATAACTAACGATGCTAAGTCTTCTTCGCCGAAGTCTTTAAGAGCCGTACCGATGTATTGTGACTCGTTAGAGTTACGTTTACCGTAATTAGTTAACCAACCCAAGTACAACCACTGAACCTCGTTTAGAAGTCGGTTATCGACCTCATCACCATTACCTACATTAGACCCGTTATCTTGACTTCTACGAGCAATGTTACCCACATCCCAAATTCCATCAGAGATAGAAAAATTCCCTAAATCGTAACCACTTAATTCTTCACCAAACTCTAAATCACTATTTGGTTTTATTACGTGTTGCATGTATAGAGTTGCCATCCAACGTTGGTAATCAAAAGATTTGTCGAAGTTGTTAAATCCGTGTTCACCTGGATTACGTTCACCCTCACTTAACTTATAGTGTGAATGAATTAGTAGAGTTTTTAAGTTTTCTTTAGTTGGGTTATCGATGTAGTTGAGGTACTCATCATCATATTCAATACCTTTTTCAGTTAATAGGTCGGTTTCAGGTAACCAATCTAAATTATCGTCATACATTGTGTTAGTCTCATCGCCCTTAAACCAACGAGGAAATTCAAAATCATATGATATCCCATCACGGAAATCCCAATTGTTAATTTCGTTGACTGTTAATGAGGTAGTTCCGTCCCAAACCTGAGATGGTTCGACACCGTTAGAGTTGTCAATACCAATCATAGTGGATAGCGACCCATTGTTGTTTGGTTGTGCGTTTAATGTTTTTAAATATGCCGCAATATGATATGACTCTTCTAATGTGATATGACCTGTAGCTCTTTTAACTACAATAGAATCTTGTTGTCTAATATCTATTTTACCGAATTGTACGATATCGATACCTGTTGGTGATAAATGACAACTAACGCAAGAACGACCATCACTATCTTTTGAATTGAGGTATAAGTTTAACCCTAATGAAGAATCTCCGTATAAGTCAACTGAGTCGGAAATGTTGTTAGAAATTTCAATATCAACTGGTGGTACTTCAATGTATATTTCGTCTTTTTCACAAGACATTACAGTAAGTACAAAAACAAGTAGGATTAATTTTTTCATCGGTTATCTTTTTAGATTAGATAACAAAGATAGTAAATTAAGTTTGAATTACAAAATGTTATTAGAACATCTCATCAAGAATATCATCAATTACCGAACTATCAGGAGATTCAAAACCACTATTAACTAATATTTTATGGTCCTTTTTTTCAAATCTAAGTCCTTGATGTTCCACTTCAAACTTCCAATCGGTCGATTCATATTCACTCTTAAGATATGCAGTGTGACTACGGAAAAAACTATATTCGATTGGTGGGTCGTAATTATCACATATTTTTTCAAATTGACTTAATGTTTCCTGACCCTCTTCTAATTCCGTCACAAATTCCTTAACTCTGTCATCAATTACAACATAAGAATCGACTTCAAATTCTAATTCATAATTTTCAAATGACGTGTCTGTACCACACTCTTCACAATCAACGTTACCGTATCCCGCACATTCAGGACAATCTATTGAATAATCACCATCACATTCTTCACAGGCAGTTAAACCAGTACCGTTACAATGTCTACAGTCATCATCATCTCCATCACAGTGTTCACATTCGACCGAACCCTCATCACATTCTTGACAGTCTACCTCAGCATAACCATCACAGATAACACAAACTATCGTCCCTTCCCCTTCACACTCTCCACAGTCATTTCTTTGTAATGATTCGTGACCCATGAAATCGATGTAATAAATAATATTTTCTTTCTTTAATACTCTTAAATATGCCTCCTCAAATAACATACCTTTAATATCCATTAGATACGCAATAAACCCAACACAATCTCTTTCAAAGGTGATAGGTACGTCTAAATTAAATTTAGAGGTCTTAATTATTTTATTAACCATTTTTTTTTCTAAAACTCTGGTGTACCACTGTAATGTAGGTTTATCAGTTTCAAACTTATGTTTATTAAGTTTAGTCACCATTAAAGCCACATTGACTAATTGTTTTATATTGTTTTTAAATGGTATTTCATCGTACTTAGACATACTTTTGTTGTTTGTGTGTTATTGACTATAAATATAAATATATATAGTTATCCGTTAATAATCTATTGACGATTATAAATAAATACTATATTTTTAGGTATGAACTTGAAGTCTGATGTTTGGAATCTAATTTTAGAAACGGTTAGGAAATATCCTAATGATATGGAGTTAGGTGAATACGTTCGTCGGAAAACACTTTCATACGAAAGAAGACAACAAAGAAATAAAAATACACACTTAAAAGATAAGAATGATAGTAATTGATAATTTTGTCCAAGATGAAAATCTACTAAAAAGAATAAGAGAGTCCTTAACTCAAGAGAACTCAGAATTTTGGGGTAGTCACGGAAACTACGCTTGGTATGAAGGTTGGTGGAATAGAAAACCTGAGACATTAAGGGAAGAATTAATTGAATATATTTGGGGGACTCATTGTCCGTTAAAGGAAGATTTAAAAGTCGAAGGGTTTGAACATTGGACGGGTATTCAATCCGCTTCTGACCAAACAAAAGAGGACCATTTAAAACAACACTTTGATAAAGACGAAGACCTGTGGCATTTTACAGGAGAAGTTAAAAGACCCGTAATCGGCACCGTTTACTACCCAATAGAACACGATATTGATGGTGGTGCATTACAAGTTTGGAACACCTACGAATTAGATTATGATGCCGGATATGAACAAATACACCCAAAACCAAATAGACTTATCATATTCGATGCAGGTCAATTACATAGAGTACAACAAGTAACGAGAGGGACTAGATACGCAATTGCAATCAATCTATGGGATTACAAACCATTAACTATTGAAAATATAGAATCAAAGAAAGGTACGTTCTACGAACAACAAGACCAAGGACTTATTTAATAGAAAAAACCCTCATCAGAGGGTTTTTTTATTTATTGTCATTAATGTTGGTTTTTGGTTTAGACTTTGGTTTGTCTTCGACTTCGACCTTATTTTCTTTATCTTCTATAGGTTCATCCCAATATAAGAATTTCCATTCATCCTTTTTAACCATTTCTTGATTTTTACGTTTTATATATTTAAATTTAAATAAAAGAAATGGTGGATTCAAGAAAAACCTTTATTAATATTGCATTAATTTTATCTAAACACAGTAAGTGTGTTGGGGCTCAAGTTGGTGCAGTTATAGTTAAAGACGATAGGATACTCTCCACGGGGTATAATGGAACACCTAAAGGGTATTCTAACTGTTGTGATGTTTGGGACCATCAAATAACTCCTGAACATTATGAGTGGAGTAAAAAATATGAGATTCACGCAGAACAAAACGCAATTATATGGGCGGCTCGTAAAGGTATAGAGATTGAAGGTTCGGATATCTATACAACAATGAGGCCTTGTTCTCAGTGTACTAAACTAATTATCGGTTCAGGGATAAAAAATATTTACTATAATACGGATTACTCTAAAGAGTCTTACTTAAATAGTGAATTAGAATCGTTCATAAACGATAATGATGTAAATCTTATACAAATCAATGTATAGTTATACTATTGAAATAATCGGATTAGGGTGTGAGGTCGTAGCCTGTGAGTTAGACGGTAATGAGATGCGTAGTCTAAAAGACTACATGAAAAATAATAACATACCTTTAGAAGACATATTCAAAGAAGAGCAACACTTAAATAACATTGATTTGGGAGTTAATTCTTGGTTTGAATTAGACGATATATGTCACGTATACGGGGCATATCCTAATAATTGTAGGGTTAAGGTTAAAGGGATTTGTAACGATAGCGTCAACATATTAACCACAACAACAATAAAAACATTCATAGACGACTATTATTCTTTAGTGGAGTTCGATAGTATACATTCAATTATGGATGAAAAAGGAGTGTTAGTCAAATCTACTCTAAAAACTAAAGAACCATTCAACCAAGATTTACTTACGTTATTAGTCACTAAAATTGAGACGTTAAAAAATCCCTTATATTTAGTAACAGGTTTTATGTATGGGGATGAGTATCTTAAATTGGAAACTGTCATTGCTGAAGAATTACGTCTTAAAACTTATATCAATAAAACCACAGATAATTTAATAATTTTATAGAGTTTGGATTATTTATTATAATAATCTTTACTATATGAACGAAATTAGAAATATATCCGTTATTCAAGAGAATCTTTTACTATGTTACGATTTAGCCAAATTAGAAGATGGTATTCGTAATATTGATTATATCTATATCAGTAGATTTTTATCGTCGTTAAGTTCAGAAGAATTAATGTCTTTATGGACTAATTCCATTACCCCTGATTATGTTTCAGATTTAGATTTAGTGTATGACTTATGTAAATGGATAATACCTAAATTAGAAGAATTAGAATGGTATGAGTCTTGTCATAACGTTTTAAAAGTCACTGACGATTGTGAATTGTATTTGGCAAACTTCCCTAATATTTAATTGGCACAAAAAAAACCCACTTATGTGGGTTTTATAATGTTTTCTTAGTCCTTTAGTTGGAAGAACCTCCACCGGCACCTGAACCTCGTACGGCTCTGCCTCCACCACCTCTGTTGTTTGATGAACTACTTCCACCACCACCTCGTGTTGTTGTTGTTGTTGTCCCTGAACTACTTCCACCACCTCCTTGTGTTGTTGTTGTTGTTCCTGAACCATTTCCTGAACCATTTGATGAGCTACTTCCACCACCTCCTTGTGTTGTACTAGTAGTTACATTACTGGTTGTCGTATTAGTTGTTGTTCCTGATGATTTTTTATTTTTGTAAATCACGAACCCTACAATTACTACCGCTAAAATAATTAAAACTGTTGTCATAATAATATATTTTTGTTTTACTGTTTATGTATTTTCCCAACACAAAATCGGTCAATACCCATGTTATTAAGAATGTAGTTAATTCCTTTTTCAATGTCAAATAATTTTTCACTATATTCGGAAGGAATCTCCTCTTCAAGTAAATCAATACTTGGTAATGTGTTATCTATTAGGTCTACTATTATAATATGTTCCCCACTTATTGATAATCCTTTTATATTATATTTCTCGGATAATTTTCTTCGAGCCTCATCTATTATAAATAGTAATTTTCTATCCATTTGTTCAACCATATCACAATCTAACTCTAAATCTGTAGGTTTAGGTTTATTAGATATTGATATTATTTTAAACTTTCTAAGTATACTACCTAACATAATTACGTCTAAAGTTGCGTATATGTCTTGATACACCCAACCAAAATCATTTACGATTGTTTCATAAAAATATTCTACGTAGAACTCTTCATTTGGTTTTAGACTGTCAACGTCAAACCACTTATCCCCATCAAAACTTACTTTACCTTTTAACCCCCAAGCTGATAGGTATAACGTACCTCCACACATAACAGGTTTATTAAAGATAAATGTAAAATCCGCGTACGGATGTTTGATGTTAATTTCCTTACCGTTTAAAAAGTCGATGGTTTCTTCAATGTTCTTCATATTATATAAATATTTAACTTTATTTATTTTTAACCTTTGGTATCATTTAAGAGATGAGAAACTTAATAATAGATTGGTACGATGAAATGATTTCGATAAATGAGGAACGTGAAAACTACGAGGCTTGTTCGTATTTTAAAACGTCTAAAGACGCGTACCTTAATTTCGAAAACGAAGGTACGGTATTATTTAGAGGTAAACGTTATAACTCCGAAGAAATTATAGAATTAATAAAAAACGAAAAAGGTCCTATTGGTGAAATATTACAATCAAATAAAGGGGCTAAAAGTAGTTAAAATAACAGTGTGGTTTGAAGACCACTCTTAGGACCGTCTATAGTTATGGGCGATAGAGACCAGAAGTTCGCTACTTTCTGGTCTCGTTTTTTATAAAACAAATGTATTTATTAATATGGACAAAAAAGAAAAACTATATAACTACTTAGTTATTAAGGGATACGAAAAGACCTGGGGTGATATATATCGTCAAATTAGAGAGGAATTAAAATCTTTAGGTGTTACTGACCCAACTAGGGTTAATAAAATTTCGGCTAGACTTATGAGTCTTAAAGGTCAGATTATGGATGTTAACGATAAGATGAAACGAGAATGTAAGTTTTTCGGGTTTGATATGGAAACTGAAGTGGATAGTATGATTATTGAGTTCTTACAACCAATATCGGACGAAATCGATAACGATATTCCTTTATCTTAACAATCTTTTTTATCACAATCTTTACAATCGTCATCTCCTTCGGCTGCGTCGATTAGTTCTCTCTCAACCTGATTGTCTTTTTGAAACCAAAAATCTATTATTTTACCATAAGACGCGATGAACGCACCTAATACCAACAAAAGTATTTCTTTCCATTCTTGGTCTATCGGATTGGTATCACCTAAAAGAGCCATTCCAATACCACCCATAATAAGTAAAAAGGTTAATAACACAACCGTTGTAATTATAAGTCTATTTCTACTAGCGTTTTTAATTAAACTTAAAAACTCACGCTCTTTTAATCTGTCTCTTTCTTTTTGATTCATATATATAAATATCACAATATTGTTATATTTATATTAAAGACAAGTTAATTAATATGGAAATAAGTAAAATGGAAAAGTCGTTTGATTCATTATTTAGGTCATTATATGGTGAGACCTTTTTAGTTGGGAATGCAATTACCTTAAAATACACAGGTTTGGGTGAGACACTTATTATCGCATCAGGTAGACCAACAATCAATCCTTTATTTGATTTTATATCCACTAGAAAAAGTTTTTCCTATGAGTATTTAATGGGTGAAGTATGTGGTAGGATAAATAAAGTTCTTAAATACTTAAGTTATCATGAAGATATGTTCAATGTCAGTTTCAATGTTCCTGATATCTATTTAACAGAGGAGGATACTAAACGTATGGACAATGCTTTAAATTCTCTAAAAAAGTTATCATTTTATGAAACACCTGAAATGGGTGATGTTGTTGGTGAAATAGAAATTTTACCCTTAGACACTTCTAAATTATGGACTAAACAAATTGGTAATGAGATTATATTCAGACATACTATTTTTTTAGAAAGTGGGTGGGTTAAATTAGGTGATGATTCTATCGTTGATTTACCGACTAATAGTACATACCATTCACTAATTTTCCATCGATTAGAAAATGATTATTATTGTCCTCAAATTAATGACTTAACATTATCTTTAGACAAACCATTATTTTCAGACTCGACAGTAGTACAGAGAATTCTTACTGTGGTTTAGTCTTTAAAATAATTAAAAATATACTATTTTTGTATAAACCAATTAAGTTATGAAATTCAGAAAAACATTTATTGAGGGACCTGTAGAGTTTACCCCTATACAACATAAGGACGAAAGAGGAGTTTTCTCGGAAACTTATAGTCAGATACTATTAGAGAAAAATGGATTCAATTATAAGTTTATCCAAGAAAATCAAACAACATCAAAAAAAGGTGTCTTTAGAGGAATACACTGTCAATTACCACCATATACTCAAGGTAAGTTAGTGAGAGTTGTTAAGGGTAAAGTTGTTGATTTTGCAATAGACCTTAGAAGAACTTCAGATACTTACGGACAATGGGAATCAGTAATCTTAGACGGAGATGTAGGAAACCAATTTTGGGTACCACCTGGATTTGGACATGCGTTTTACACGTTAGAAGATGATACCATTGTCACCTATAAATGTACTAATCTTTACGATAAAGAACACGAAGTCTGTATCGACTACACAGACGAAGATATCAACTTACCACTTAAAGACCTGAAAGACCTTATCATATCTGACAAAGATAAGAATGGTGTTTCTTTTATGGATTTTAACAAAAAAAATCCTTGGTAGTATCCTTTTTTTGTTTATCTTTGTAGTATCAAAATAAGACAAGATATGGCAAGAGAAAAATTATGGCGTAACAATTTAGGGGAGTATAACTACCAATTCAATTGGATTGATGAAAATGGGGATACTTGTGGTTTCAATGATGTATGGGCACCTAACAAACCTGAAGCGGTTAAAAGAGCGAAGAAAATGGAGTCTAAAGCGCATTGGGCTCTTTGGGATGAAGACAAACGTGAATACGTAACTGTACCTAACAAAGTAGAAGGTAAAGGTCATTGCTTTCGTATGAAGGGTATGTATGCTGATACTAAGTCAATGTATAAGGCGAAATATAGTGAAGCGGAAAAGATGAACAGATTAGGTTGGATGATGTCGAATTAGACATCATTTAACTTTGTTGTATCAATTTAATTTTGTATCTTTATAGTCTAATAAAAAACATCATGAAAAAAATAAAAAATATCTTAGTATTATTATCCGTATTAGTTTTAACACACTCTTGTGCTCAACCAACCTACACCCCTGAAAATGGTGATGTGATATTTCACACTTCAAAATCCAGACAAAGTAAAATGATTTCTGAGGTTACCGGCTCAAAGTTAACTCACGTGGGTATGGTATTCATTAATGAAGGTAATACATACGTTTATGAGGCAGTACAACCTGTAAAACTAACCCCTATAGACCAATGGGTTAAAAGAGGAGTGGACTCAAAATACGTAGTTCTAAGAAGTAAGAACACTCTTAGCGGTGAAGAACTACTAAAGATGAAAAACTATGGTTTAAATCAAATAGGAAAAGATTATGACCTTAAATTTCAATGGTCTGACAGTAAGATGTATTGTTCTGAATTGATTTACAAAGTATTTGAGAGTGTAGGTATTGTTTTATCTGAAAAACATACATTCAAAGATTATGATTTAAAAAGTGAATCAGCTCAAATCGCCATTAAAAAACGTTACGGTAATAGTATTAACCTTAATGAACTTGTGGTTACACCGGTTGATTTACGTAAAAGTAATAAACTAAGAGTGGTGTTTAATAATTACTAAACCACAACTGAATCAACTGAGTACTTATTAAATTGTTTAATAACACCTGTTGGGTTTGGAAAACAAAAATCCCCCATTGGTACTCCACCCGCTTTCGCTATTTCGATAGTGTATGTTCCGCAATTAGCATCATCATCACTTGTTGAACCATCAAAAGCTTCATATTTTTTAGTTGTGACTTTAGTTGCTTGACTTATTGAATCATTAACGTTAGTAACAGGTATCAAACGACAATCCATTTTCTGTGTTGGACCCTCACCCTGACTATTTGATTTAATTTTAGTACAAATATCTTTAAAGTTATTCACAATACCATCATTGATTTCAGCGATTTTACCTAAACCTTTACTTTTAGTAATTCCATAACCTTTATCTGCTCCTGAATATCTACCAAACTCAAAAATACTAACTTGTCCATTAGGTTCCACAGTCGCAATACCCATATGACCTAATTTACCATATGTGTCATCACTACTTCCACCTGTTACATATTTTAGGATTGGAGTAAACCATGAACTTCCACCCTTTTCAATTTTAGGTTCATACTCTGGAAAAACAAATGGTATTAGAAAGTGACCTATTGTTGTATCGTAGTCACCTTTAACCACTGAATCGTATAGTCCACCACTAAACTTAGATATCTTACTCGACATCGAATTAGAATCATCATAAAAACTTTCCCATAACTCAAATAATTGTACTGTTTGACCTTCCTTGAAAGAATAAAGGTCTTTTTTCATTACAACATTAACAACGGCAACTTTCATAATGTACGAATTATCATGTTTACCTGTCTTATCTAAACTATACTTTTTAGCTATTTTAGGAAACGTTTTATTAACGTATTTTCTAAATGAATTTCCCTCTTCTTCGTTTTTAAATGAAGGGGTGTTACTATCCTTTACTTGATTATTATCGGATTTTGAATCGTCTGGATTACCTGTTGTGGTTGCGTTAGGGTACTTTTTATTAAGCTTATAAATAGATTTAGGATATTTATTAAGTGAAAACCATTTGGATTCTCCTTTTTTAGTCGCCATCCACTTATTGTTAACGACTTTATAATCGTACTTACCGTCGTAGTCAGTATATATCTTTTCTTTTTGTTCCTTTAGTATGTTGCTTACAATAAGCTTAAGGTCTGCTTCTGTTAATTTAATTACCTTAGACGCCATATTAATCCGATTCTTTAATTGTCTTTATTATACTATAAATATAAACGCAAATGGAAATTGGCCATAAACCTATGATTTTAACCCTATCAACGTTAGAAAATTTAATGGGTTCTTCATCAGACCACTCTTCCATGTCTTTTAATGAATAGTCTAAGTACGCCATAAATATGGTTCCAATAATCAAATATAAACTAATCCAAACCATCTATTTATCTTTTTCGTAGTAGTAATCAGTCTTACCACACTTAGTACATGTCCAACATTTATTATGGTCTGAACTACCAATTACAATCATTGGCGTTTTACATAGACATACTTTAGTCATTATTAGGTTTTACTAACTTATCACCTAAAGTCTTAAAAAGATATAGACCTAATCCGATTAATGCTAAGTTACCCGCTTTCTTAGTGAAAGACTTTTTCTTCTTATCTTTATTCATCTTTATTTTGTTTTGTTGTGATTAACGCCAATAGTGCAGATGCTCTTTCTAAAACTTCTGACATAATGACTGATTCTGCTATAGAGAATGAACCGTTCTTATTTGAGGTTTCTAAAATACTCACTAAGAATTGTATAATCACAGGTCCGTCTCCATTTCTTATATACTCTTTTAACTCTACAGGGTCGTCAAATTTTACTTTGTCCTGAAACATTGAAAATTGTGTTTTGTTATCTTCCATATTATAATATATTAATTTCTTGGTTTTTATCAAGGTTCCTAACAATCTCTAAAAGTTTGGACAATTCATTTGAATTATATGTCTTATTTATTTCGACAAAATTAGAAGTTAGGTATTGGTCTTTAGGACCTATAACTTCAGGTTTGACTCTTGTTGGTACCGCAACACTATGACTACGGACATATTTAAAACTTACACGGTATCCGTTATCAAACTCAAATATGATACTATCGTTCCATTCTCTAATCATTACTTTAATCTTTTTACAAATATATGGTTTTTTAAAGAAATAAACAATATTACTATTGAAAGAATCTCGTCTTTGTAGTATATTTGTTCAATGGAATTAATATCAACACACCCCGTTAAGAAATCAGACTTAGGATTTCACGGAAACTTATTTGGAGGTAAATTATTGGCATGGGTAGATGCTGCAGGAGCTGCATTCGCATCTCAAATATGTGATACACCAAGAATGGTCACAGTTCTTATTGATGAATGTGTGTTTAAGAAACCAGCAAAAGAAGGGCATCTACTTAAAATTTATGGTGATGTAGGACAAATTGGTCGAACTTCGGTAACACTGAAGGTTGAGGCTAGAAGTCACAACGTATACGATGGGAGACAAGCAATTATCTTAGCTACTAATATTAAGTTTGTTAGGATAGATGAGCAAGGTGAAGCAATACCTATCAGTCAACGAGTTAAAGAAAAATACAATTTAAAATAGGGAGTATTAATATTTTAACTATATTTGTTTAATAAAATAAAACACACACAGATGGAATACAGAGTTAAGGTTTATGGTAGAGAGATAACTTCGTCAGCTCATAGTTTGACTGATGATGAGGTTGATACTATCTATGAATATATGGATGAAATGGAAATTGACGATATTAACACCATAGGGGATAATATAGAGGATGTGTTAGGAATTGATTATACACATAGAGAACTATGGTCCGTATCTAAACCTTTAGATTATGAGACTAAGACTAATTTTACTGTATTCACTCCTGAGGGAGTTGAAATTCTTAACTTTGACGTTTCTGACTTAGAAGATGTTGATGATATCTATAATGACTCAAATAACTTCACAGGGTTTCCTAACGATATTAATGAAAATGTGTTAGTATTATTTGAAGAAAAAAAGGGGTTCATTCACGAGTTTAATATTATATCCAATGATGAGCCAAAAATATCGGACTTCACATACACATTATCTACGATTGGGACTCCTGAAAGTGAATGGGATTTAATACAAGAAGTTCAATTTAAGGGAATTGATTTAAATCCATCATACGATGAAAAATGGGTTCGTAGAATTAACTATGAAATTGAACTACACGTAGATAGTGGGTTTTAATTATTTTCGTCAATCCAATCAACTAATAAACTCATTAGTAATATCTCTTCGGCCTCACCAGTTGAATCAGGATAATAACTTAAATGGTTTGTTATCGATTCGTTTTTAAAAAATACGTTAGTTTGTATTCTAACATATGAATCATCTATGTGTTGTATTTCTGATTGCATGTTATCTGATACAGTAGACAATCCAGGTAATACATCATCTATACTGTATGACTCATCACCATAAAAATAAAGAAGTATTTCCAATAGTTGTTGAGACAGAGGGGATAAATTTTTAAGTTTAAGTGGTGTGTTAGATGGGACTAACCCTCCTAAGTTCTTGGTCGATTCTATGAGGTCATCCATTGCATTAAACGCCTCCGTTACGTTAGAGAATTCTTTAATCTCTTTTACGTATTGTATAATTCTTTCATTTTCTTCTTCTCCGTTATCCTTTTCTTGAATATACGATACAAACTCAAGTTCTGAAATATACACATCAATAGAAAAACATAGTTTTGAATCTTCCACATATGTCCATGTATCATTCATGGTGCTTAAATTACTTAGACGGTTTGTATGTCTAGGAAGAGCCTTATCATACTTTTCAATCCAATATTCTATTCTACCATCACCCATTTCTGATTGTCCCTGACCGCTAAAGTTTTTTAAAATATTTTCGTTTTTGGTACCAATCATTATGTCTAATGGTGTTTCATAATGCTGAGCTTTATTGGGTGGAGGTACTTGTATGTCAGAATACCCTTCTCTTTTAATAAGTAATTTAGGATTCAATAAAACCTTTGACCCATAAACCATTTTACCCCACCTTTTAAGTTTTGATGATATATTGTCTAATACGTCTATCGTAATAAATGGTTCTCTAACATCCTTAACAGTCACCGTATAGTGACAGTCAATAAATAGGGTCGCATTTAATAGAGGATGTTTTTCAAACCTAACCCAACCAGGTAACGTATCGTGTCGGTCCTTTTTGTTTGTGTTTTCGTTTTCGTAGGTATCTGTACTTATATGTGTAAATACTATCTCAGCCCCGTTATAACCAACAGGTACCGTTTTAAGAAGTTTTCTAATTGCGTCGTATTTTATAGTAGTATTGTCCATTAATTTTAGATGTCTTTATAATAAATATCTTAAATAACTATAATTCTTTATAATCCCGTGAGAAAACGACCCGAAGGGTCGGTAAGGGTTGCCCGAGACATAAGAAAGGTATTTATTAGTTGTTTTTTATGTGTTATATTAGTATATTTGTATGTGTAATACGTAATTTTATGAAGAAAACAAAAATTATCAACCTTTACGGAGGTGCTGGTGTGGGTAAGTCTACGACTGCAGCTAAAATATATAATGAATTACAGATGAACGGATATGAATGTGACCTTCCATATGAGTTCCCAAAACAAGTAGCATGGGAAAATAATAGGTCTCAAATATCCGACCAGTTGTTCATATTCGCTGGACAACATAGAAACATCGTTCGTAGTTATGGTAAGGTGGACTATATCATATTAGATAGTCCAATACTATTATCCTTAGTTTATAAGAATCTGTATAATGAAGGGTTTCCTGCGAGTCTCTACGGAAACAATTTTGACAGAATGGCTTTGGATGTTTATAGAGGATATGATAATATTAATTTCTTTATACAACGTAATGTGGAGACTTACGTAGACGAGGGTAGGTTACAAACACATAAAGAATCTATTATGGTAGATAATGAAATAGAAAAACTACTTTTAAAACACGACATAGATTATATAGGTGTCCCACAAACTAAAGACATCGGGGATAAAATATCTCAACACATAATGATTACAAACAAAATAGGAGAAACAAATGATGGATGAAATGACAGGTTTAGAGTACGAACCAAGTAGTATAAAATCTAAAATAGTAAAAGGTGTTATTGCGGGTAACTTTGATGTTCTACATCCTGGTTATATTAAAATGTTTAATGATGCTTCAGAACAATGTGATTGTCTTATAGTATTATTACATACGGACCCTTCCATTGAAAGACCTGAAAAATTAAAACCGATACTTTCAGTTGAAGAGAGAAAGGAAATGTTATCATCATTACGTAGTATATGTGGTGTTCATATCTATACCTATGAAGAACAACTATTAGACTTACTTAAAATGGGTGAGTTTGATGTAAGGTTTTTAGGAGACGATTACAAAGGTCGGCCGTTTACAGGGGATAATCTTAATATAGAAATAAAATATATTAATAGAGACCACGGGTGGAGTACTACCAAATTTAAAAACCTTATTAGTAAAACAGTATGAAAAATTTAATTATAGGAGCGTTTCTTTTTGTTGTCGCCCAATCATTAATATGGATACAGACAAATGGTCAATTTGTTTGGCCGTGGTTTAAAAAGAACCCTGTGATACTTTCAGTTGTGGGTGGTAGTATTATATCATATATCTTTATTAAAGCAACTGCGTTGGTTGCCGTACACTTTGACGGGTTATTATGGCCAGGTAGATTCCTAACACAAGGGATAGGGATACTGGTGTTCTTTCTAATGACACTTCTACTGATGAATGAAGGTGTTAACACAAAGACCTTAATATCGTTAGGGTTAGCGGTTATTTTAATTAGTGTACAAATATTTTGGAAATAGATTTATTGTTGTATTTATAGGTATGAACGATGTAACAAAATACAAATCATTTTTTAAATTTCTTAATCAGGCTAAATCTGAATATATGGGTTTATCTTTTAAGTATGAATACGATATAATGTCCACGATAGATGTGGACTTAGAGGTCGAAGGTGATTTTCCGTTACCTATGTATACTAAAGAAATGTTCGAACATTACTTAGCTAATGTCTATTACGACAATAAAAAGTATTTTGGTCTTACAAGTAGTAAAAGAGTCAGACTTAACACTATAGAACTAAACGGTGTACGAGTAGGTAATGATTTAACTATTGGTGAAGAGTTTAGTGAGACTTTGGTTGAGATAGATAAAGAACTATCTAAAGATTTTAAGTGTCAAATAAACAACAACGCATACTTTAAATCTGTTGATAACGATGTAAAGACGTGGTTGGATTTAATGGATAGTGATGTCATCTGTTATTCGGTGTGGCTTAAAACCCCTAAGATGTTATATTACAATGATAATCCGTTTAATAAGAATACTATCATAGACTTCTTAGAGTCTGTTTCGGGGTTAAGTGTTTCAAGTCCTGATGGAATGTTTGAAATAATATCAAATAATATTTGGGAGTGGTCAATTGAAGGAGATAATTGGGAAAACGGAATAACTTCTTTTTGGAACTCTTTAAATGAAAACGGTATGGATTACTCTAATTTTTTCATGAAAGACTTTGGTGTTGTCGCTAAGATTACCCTTGATGATTATGATGGAATGATTAATGATAATTCAGAGAACTATAACACTGAAAAAATGAATGACGAATTATCTATGTTCATTGGGTGGTTAGAAAGTAATAAGGGTAAGTATAAACTTTAATTTACTTTATTCTCTATATTCATACTTTTGTGTATGAAATACCCTATCTTTGATATGTTTTTTGATGTAGTATCTATAGAAGAATATTGGGTACCTGCTGGCGACACATTTTGTCGTGGTTCAATACGTCTTAAACCAAAACCCATAAGTGGAGTAAATGAAGAGTTTGATGTTTTCTTTTATCTAAAGGAAGATAAAACAGAGATTGATAGTCTGGGTAGTAAATTTAAAAATAACCTATGTAAGTGGTGTGGGGTTAACTCATACGAACTACATTATATTATAGAACAAGAATGGAAGGAAAGAAAAAGTACAGTAAACGAAAATGTCTAACTTGTAGTGAAGTTATGGACATTATCAAAACAGACACACAGAGATATCACTATTGTGAACCATGTGATAAAAAAGATTTTTTTATTAAAGTTTGTTGCGATAACGATTGTAGAGTATGTATGGGCACTGTTGAGTTATAGTTTAGTTGCCCATAAACGTAAAATAAAAACCCCCTCATTTCTGAAGGGGTTTTATCATTTTATAAATGTTATTTTAGTTTTGGGTATCACCGTCACAGTCAGTAAAACCAACGTCACTTACCGCTCCACCTATAACCTTTATCCATCTAACTGGTGACATGTCCGTTGAATTAATAATTTCTCCGTTCACCACATAGAACCCATCCATTACAGGGTTAGTTAACTCTGCGTTTCTAAATATAGGTTTACCTAATAAATTTGGTATTGAATATCCCGTCTCATCAACCCAAAATGGTGATGTTACTTCATAACCTGGTTCTTCACAAACATTGTTATTTATCTCCGCTAATACCGTAGATTTAAAATACTGATACGATGGTGGAAGAGAGTATGTTGTTGTTGTCGTTATATTCTCTGTCGTTGTCGTAGTAGTCACATCTTCTGTAGTAGTAGTTGTAGTCACATCTTCTGTAGTAGTAGTTGTAGTCACATCTTCTGTAGTAGTAGTTGTAGTCACATCTTCTGTAGTAGTAGTTGTAGTTACATCTTCTGTGGTAGTAGTTGTAGTTACATCTTCAGTTGTCGTTGTAGTTGTTACATCTTCTGTAGTAGTTGTTGTCGTTACATCTTCAGTAGTCGTTGTAGTTGTTGACGGAATCACCGTTATCTGAACATTGTAT